GCCGCCGAAGCAGTCAGGGTAACGTCGTTATTGGCGAGGATCACTGTGTTTGTCGCATCCAGAAAAACGATGGCAATGTGGAGATTGTTTCCATTCGGAGAAACGCTTTTGTACCGAATCGACGCAGAGTAAGTCTCCCCAACCGTCGCCAGAAAATCCTGGTAAAGATATGAAGTGGCTTGAGTACACCGGACAGCGTACGATCCCGAGTTCGGTCCGGAAGTGTCGATTATCCAGGGACCGTACGGTATTTTCCAAGGAAAAAGATTCCCTGTCTCGAAACCGGGGTTCATCAGCATGTTGGTTCCGAGACCCCAGAGGTACATCACATTCCCAGAGTTGTCGATGCGAATGCCAGCGAACCCGAATGAACCAGCTATGTACGACGCGACGATGAAATACTGGAAGCCGACCGTGTTGGGTGGGCGATGTGTAGACGGCAGAACGAAAATCACAGAGCCGCCAGAAACCGCCGATCCGTTTGTTACCTGTCCGCGAAGCGTGACCCATCCTTGGGGGTCTTTGTAGTATCCGGCTGGCGAGGCGGAGGCGTTCGCAGTCCAGTTGACCCAGGTTCCTGAGAACGTCGGTGCAGTAAACGTCGGGACCGAGCGAAGCGACGCCTCAATCGCCTTGACCTCCGCCGCTAGTTGATTGTGGTACGTCTCAGAAATGATGACGCTGACCACGTCGCCGATCGCATGGGAGGCGGCGGTAGAGCCTTCGAACCCACGACCACCTGGAGCCACGTACCACGGCCAATCTACTTGACCAGGAACAACAGTGTCAGGAATAGACGAGATTTTTATGAACTCGTTTCCAATGCGAATCACCGCAGGCCAAGGACCCATAGAGGAGTTCACGTAAATGACCGTGTCGCCAGCCGCGACAGTTCGTGTTACGGACAAACTGACATTGACTTGCGCTACGAGCGTATTGATATCGCCAGCCGCAGAACCAGGAAAAACAGCCGTCGCAGGATTTCCTACAGGCATTCGATTTCCTCAACCCATCGTGTTGAACTGGATTCCATCGAGAGACAAAAACGAGTTGGAACCGGCGAGGTAAAGAACATTCCCGTTGTTGTCAATGCGAACGGCTCCCGGTACGTAAATGCTTCCATTCCATGAAAGGCACTGGAAATACTGGAAGCCTATTGTGTTTGGCGGACGAAACCCTGACGGAAGGTTCAAGATGACCGATGCAATAGCGGTAGATCCACCGGCAATCTGTCCGCGCAAGTGAACCCACCCTAAAATATCTCTGTAGTAAGCAGCGGGCGAGGCTCCGGTAAGACTGTACGTAGCCCAATTGTTTTGCAGCGTGGCTGCGGTAAAAGGCGTCGTGTTCGGGACTAGGGCTTGCTCTATAGCGATGATCTCAGCCGCAAGCTGATTGTGGTAGTCCTCGTCCACTTCCTGGAGAACCCAATCACCGATGGCGTGCGGCTGCGCAAGAGTCCCGCGCCATCCACGTCCGCCGGTGGCGACGGTCAGCGTTGTGCCAGAATCTGAGGCAACTTTTATCAACTCGTTTCCGATCGCAATGATGGTCGGCGTCCCAAACACGCCCGAAGCGCTGACCGAAAGCGACATGTCTGTGGCATTGATCGCAGCAGTCAACTGAGCTTGCGCGTTGTTTTTCGCGACCAGCAGATCCGCGTCGGTGGCGATGGTTGCCGATGAAATGCTGAATATCGGCAATTTGGGGTTGGACATTTTTAGGACCCCGCTTCCTGAAGCGTAAGCGTATAGGACGTGACGCTAACGGTCAGCCCAACCGAAATGGTCGTGGTGCTCAATACAAGATTGGGAACAGAGGCCGAGACGCCAGCCGAGCACATCCACTTGATATTGCCACCCGAATCCGTGAACACAGCGTAACCGACTGTACCCGCCGCCACACCAGCACCTGAAACGCCTGCGGTGTTTAGCGCAATGGCGCCAGCTGCCGCCGCCCCAAAAGCGGGGTTGTTCAGCGGTAGCGTGACAAGGAGCGTACCTGTAGCACCCAGGTTTCCGTTGGCTGGCTGGGTGCCTGAATAGAGTTTGATGCTCCCGCCGTTCACCGTCGCGCCTACGGCGGCGACACCGGCATTGGCTGCGGCGTCCGACAACTGGGTATTAAGCGCCATGCGCTACTCCTTTCTGCTCCTCAGATTCCTTCTTTTCTTCCTCTTTTGGATACTCCCAGAACTGCTCCAGCGATAGCATTTCGAATGGGGTCATTTTTGGCGCCGATTCGAGTACCGCAATTGGGATCGTGACGATCTCGAGGTTGATTTTTTCGCCGGCGATGGGGCTGTAGTTCGCGTTCAGCGAATCAATGTCGGTGACCCTTCCGTTTTGAGAGTAGCGCTGGATCAGCTTGTCGCGCGTCTGCGCCGTAGCCATGACTTCGGGATGGGCTCGGAGGAGGGCGATGGAACGCGCGATGCGGTGGGCGTCTTTCGCCTCGAACTCTCCGGTCAGCATTTTATTGAGACCTATCAGCGCGTCCACTGCACCGCCCAGCGTGATCTCGATTGTTCGTTTGTGATTTTCCATAGAGCCTTAATTGCTTAGGAGTGCCAGTTTATACGTTGTGCCTGCGATGTAGATGGTTAAGTACGTCCCGGTCGCCCCGCCTGCTGACAGGGCTACAACGTTGGCGGAGGTAAAGTACAGATTCGAGTTGATCCCAATGTGAACCCCAAGAACGTCCATCCAGCTTTGTCCGCCGAGAACGAAAGCTCCCTCAAACCCGACGCCGCCCAAGGTAGGATTGTTGATAATGACAGCACCCAGCCCTTGCGAGGTAAACGTGAAAGCAAGTCCTCGGTTACCAAAAGGCGCAACTGCGAGCGTGTTGCTGACGTCGTACTGGAGAAGGATCTGTCCGGACTTGAGACTAAGAAACTGATTTCCAGGCGAAGTCAATCGGCATTCTGCGGCTGTTAGGCTCAACTTCGCGGTCCCATTGACGATATCGACCTCGAATCCGCTCGTGGCTGTCGGCTCACCAATCAGAATGTACTGCGTTGACGACTGCATCGTCGGAATGTCGATGGGTGTCGGTACCGTGCGATTTGCTGGAACCTTCCCAATCATCATCCCAGAAGCGTTGATGTAGGCGAAATAGTGGCTGTTCTGGGTCACAAATCCCCAGGATGTGACGGAGGTCAAAACACTGAGGTCGCTCAGGTACCGAAACTGGATGCTGGACGCCTGCACGTCTACTTGGAACGGCTTGGCGACCATCGACATGACCGCCGATGTAATGGTCACGTACGGCGAATTGGATACCTGCAAGGCAGGATTATATGTCTGGTTGATATCCTGCGGAATCGTCGTCTGGGAGTACAGCGAAATGGCGGATCCGGTAATGACGACCGAAGGTCCGCTGCCGCCAGAAAACGCATAGACACCGCTGGACTGAACGGCGACATAGGGTGATCCCGTCAGACCAACTGCCGTGTAGCTCGGCTTGCCACCTGCTCCAGTTTCGGGAGCACCGACCGTCGTTCCGCCGCCACCCGCCGCCACGGCGCTGAACATGTACATACCGCCATTGTTCATTGCCACCGCTGCCTGTCCGGAACCGCGAGCGAAGTACACGTCGCCAGAAAAAATCACAGTATCAGCGAGGAGTTTGCTGACCTTGACGCCTTGGACGTTTTTGTCCACGATCACATTGGCTGCAATCACGCCAGAGGCGTACGTCAAGGCTCCTTGCGCGGCGCTGAACGCCAGGAAGTTTTGATTGGCGAGTACCGCGCTGGGAATCGTGTAATTGGCAGCGGCGATTTTCGAGAACAGATCCGCCAGCGGAACTACAGGCGTGATTCCGCGATCATCGACGGTGATGTACGTTCCGTCTACTGGAATATTGCTCGTCGGAATTTTTGTGCCGCCAGCTAAATTCGCAGCGGTTTGCTTCCCAAGGTTCAGGTCGAGGACCACGTCCTGGTAAGCGTAGGTCCCTGCGGTGCTGTCGCCCGGACCAGTGGACCAGGCGTTTTGATAGGCCCAGGTCGTGTCGTCGGAATTAGAACGCGCGAGGTACGTTCCCAATTTGATCTTGAACCGAAAAACATTGTCCAGGTTTGTCGATCCGTCAGGCAGGATGGCGTCAGGGATGTCCCATAACAGCGGATTCTGAATGGTGACTAAATCGGTACCTGGTTGTCGAAGCGCATCTCGGAAGTCGTTGAACTCGATTTCGTCTCCGCCATGCTGCGCAGAGTTCGGCGCGCCGGGAACAAAAGTGGATGGGTCGGCAGGGTTCGTGTAGTGACCATTCTGAATGGTCCACTTCACGGATTTATTGGGCGCCTTGAGCGGGTTCAGGTCGCTGGTCGTCGCGTTGGGGTCAAAGGGCAGAACGGAGTACAGATTTTTCCAGCCCCATTTTTGGGTGGCGCGGTTAATAATAATCGTGTCGAGGTAGGCGCCCGTTACCACCGTAGTCCCTGGCGCTGGCGGCGCAGGAACGATAAACGGTGAAGAGGTTAAGGCGTTGACGGTCGGCGTCCAGCCTTCATCGAAGCGCCCTGCGTCCGCTAACAGCGTCCAATTTTCATCCGTAACGATAGGCGGAAAGACCTCGGTCGTCCCATCGCGCAAACCCAGAAAAAACGCGAAGTTGTCGTTGGGGATCGTGATCCAGCCCAACCATCCAGTACCTGGAACACTGGCTCCGTTCAGCTTCAGCGTCAACGTCTGCGGGTACGTAACCGCGCCCATCGAGACCGTGGCGTACAGGACTGTATGCAGAGCGCCGCCTTTTTCAACCCAACGCGCGCGGTAGTTGGGATCCGATGTAGCAAGGGTTGAAGCGTCCTCGCAAGTGACCACTAAAACCGGAGCAGGCGAGGTCGAGGCACCCAGCGGCAGAACGTCGAAGCTAGCCGCTCCGGTGTACTGACTTCCAATGCTAACCGTAACGTTCGCGACGCCAGTTTTTGCGGTGTTGGCAATCGTGAAGGTGGCGGTGATGGTGTCGTCGTAGGGCACTAAAAGGTTGCTGACCGCAATGTCTGGATTATCGGTGTAGACCAGAGCCAAGCCCGCCAAAAACCCGGTGCCCTTCAGCGTCACATTGACCGTGTCGCCTTGCACGCCAGAAGCTGGTGTAACAGAGGTCAGAGTAGGTGCGGGTATTTTTCCTGGCGTGATACCGGCACCGGCGCCGGCACCTAAAATCTTTTCGCCAAGCACGTCTACAAGCGCCGTTTTCCAGTCGCCAACGAGCGAGCCCAACGTGGCTTTTAGTGTCCACTTTACAAGCCCTTCGCTCGTTTCCATCTGCGCCGATTCGATCAGGTACGTTCCAAAGGCGAGGATATCGGTGAGGTGGATCAAGACCGCCTGACCTGCGCGCAGACCGCCGCGATACGAAATGATCTCGATGGATTCTGGGACGACGCTATACGCCTTCGCTAGCGCGGCTGTTTCAGCGGCCAACTCGGTTTTGTCAATCGGGTTGTCCACTTTCAGGACCATTTCATGCAAACCCGATCCGCCTTCGATGTTCGCTCGCGTATTGATACTGGTCGTGTCGCCGTATAGGCTTCCGTTGGGGCCTCCGACCTGATAAGTTGCGACAGCCGTACCGCCAGGCGGGACCATGGGAGCATGTCCGTGAAACGGATCTGCAACAGGGGTTGTCCACAAAAGATTCGTGTTTACAGCCCAGGCCCAATCATAGCCCGCAGGAACAGTGGTTAAGGACGGATCAAAAGCGGTACCGTTGGCGGTGCTCTGTCGCGGGTCGTACGGCGCCGTCCAAATCCGCATCGCCACACCATTGACGGAAAGCGTTGGTAGCACGGCGGCTGGTTCCGGTAGGTAAACGGCAGCAAGCCAAGCTGGAAGCGGATGCCCAAATAGCGAATTGGTAATGTTTACGGTTTTGGGCGGATCGAGCGCCTTGTCCGCTTGCGTGTAAACCTGATTGCTGTACTTCTCGCGCGACCGCGTGTTTTTTACCGTAACGAGGATGTTTCCATCGCTATGGTCGCCGTCGTTGATGCCCCAGGGTGCAGCAACCGAAGCTTCGGTGGCGATTATGATGCGGCGCCAGGGATCCGTTTTCCAATAGTACTTCGTCGTCGGGCTGTCGCAAGCGGTAATCAGGTTATTGAAACCGTCCGCAACATACGACAGGTTGTCCACGTTGACAACGTTGGGTGTGGGCCCGTCGTCAGACAGCGTCCACACCAGGCTCATGTATTCCGCCGTCAGCCCAGAGTCGATGAGGTCCTGGGCAATCTGCCGCATGGTCTTGGAGGAATACTGTTTACCTGAAATGGTGCGACGGGATAAGATGGCGTCATAGGCTACGCACTTGCAGGCAGCTTGGCTCTCCTGCGCAGGTCCAGCAAAGCTGGTGTGCTCTACCGTGTCGATTTCACCACCGAATATAACGCCGTACGTCGTCCCAACAGCGGTTTCGGAATCGGCGGTCTGGATCAGAACAGGCTGTCCTTCGCGCGGCGGCAGTTGCCCGTGCCGCACCTCGACCGTAAACTCCGCCTCGTCGTTGTTGGTCAGCGATTCGTTAAAGTGGATCGTGCCCTGCGCGCAGGAGACAGGTCGGAAAATGGTGGTGTTCGAAACGCCCGCAACTGCTGTGGTCGAGGCGGCGTCCTGAAGCGTGACATGGGTGGCGTCTACAAACGCCGCCACTTTAGTAATCAGCATCGTACCGCTGGGACCTGCTCCCATCACAGTGACGATGCGCCCAACGTCGGACGCAGAGAAGGTCGTCGCTGAAGGATAGCCAGGGAGCGTGGTCCAGGTCGCTGCTAAGGACGTGGATCCTGCATTGATCGTTCCCAGACCTACCGTACCGATCAAAACGCTAATGTCTTTTTCTCGGCTTTGCGGAAGAAACGCCATCGCTATTGTTCACCCATGAGATGCGCGATGCGCAACAGACACTCGGAGCACTTCACTGACGGCCCCACAAGACCGTAGTTGTCGCGAAACCACGTCGCCAGTTCCACTCGATTGCGCACCTGGACTTTTTGGAACAGGCGCGTCAAGGCTATTTTTACGGCGCCCACCGTAGTCCCTAGTTCCTTAGCGATTTCCTTATTCGTGTGCGCGCAGCTAATCATCGTGGCGACCTGCTGCTCGCGCGGGGTAAGGTGGAAGCGTCTCATAGCCTGCCTTTCTTCGTTGGCATCCCACCTGCACGGCGCAGCTTCCCAATCGCGGTCTGCATCATGTTGTCCACGATGGACTGGCTCAATCCGGAACCAAACACCGCTCCGCGGAAGTCTAAATTGATATTGTCTCCGGCAGGCGCGGTGGGTGGCATCAAGGATCCCTGCGCATTCAACAGCCCGCGCAACCCGGCAGAGATATCGGCGTTGACCACATGCTCGCCGCCGTGAACCATCGCGATCATATCGGTTGGAACGTCGCCGCCTCGGGCGAATGCAGCAACCGGAGCAAAGGTCGAAATGATCGCCGCCATCATCGCCTCGCCAGCTTCGATAGCAAGGCCAGGTCCGACAATCGGAATAGCAGCAATAGACGCAGCCGCAGCCGCACCGCCAACCGCTCCTGCACCAATCACCTGGGATACATCGGAGGCGGAGGCAGCGGCTTGCGTTACACCAGCTTGCTGGGCTAGCTTGCCGAAGGAGGTGCCCATCAGGCCGGTTAGATCCATCAGCGCGCCCCACAATTGCTCCATGATGAATTGGAAAACGAGGTTGAGCAGTTCCTTTTCGATCTGGTGCAGGACGTTCATCATCGTTTGACCGAAGGTCTTGGAGTTAGTGATGGCGTCCGCTAGTCCTGACCCAATCTGCTGAAACGCGCGATGGGCGGTGTTCATGAAATCGCGATAGACTCCTCCCAGTCCTTCCGCCTGATGTTTCAGGACATCCTGCTTGATCTGCAAATTGGTTAAGGCAATGATCTCTTTCGAGGCGTCCTCACCTGTCGCCTCGCGCATCTGGATTACGGTCTCGAGGCGCTTGCGTTCGGCAGCTTCGAGTTCGCGCGTCGAGACCCCCATTTTCAGGAGCTTTAAAATCGCGTTGTCGATATCCGTTAGCTGATTCTTCAGGACGGAGTCGCTGGTGATCCCAAGCGTAGTCCAGGCGTCGTTTTCAATCTGGATCGCGCGCACCTTCTCCCGGTTGTCGCGCTTGTCGCGCAGAGCCTGGAGACGCGCCTCGATAGCTGCCAGCTTTGTTTCCTGGTGGATGTCGTACTCGACTGCGTCGGTGATCGCCTTCTTTTCCTTTTCCAGCGCCTCGATCTGCATGGCTTCCTCGCGCTGGTTAAGATTCTCCTCTAGCCGCAGCCGCTCCTCATTGGTAATGAGGTGCATACGCACTCGCTCGGCGAGGACGGCGCGTTCGTTATCGAGAAGGCGCTGCTCATGCGCCATTTCGTTATTGACGCGGTCGCGGGCAGCTTTGTCCCGGTCGTTCTTTTCCTCCTCATCCAACTTTTCGCGCATCTCGTAAACCTTGCGCGTGTTGGCAGCGATCTTGTCCTCTTCCTTCGCGATATGCGCGACGGTTTCGTCCTCCTCCTTTTTCCTTTCTTCGTTGTACTTCGCGTCCGCTTTGGCATTCTCGAGGTGGTTTTTGTCCACCGCTGCCTGAAGCTCCTTGTTCAGCGCCGCATTGATCTGGGATGCGTTGGATTCCTTCTGCGCAGCGAGTTTTCTCCGTATCGCGTCCCGCGTTATTTCCAGTTCTTGGTCATTGAGAGCTTTGGTTTGGGCGAGGTACTCCTCGGCAGACACCTGACCCATTTTCTTGCGCGCTTCTAGCCCTATGCGACCCAGCTCCAAAAGGGATCGCTGGTGCGCGGCCTCCGCGTCTATCTCGGTTTTCATTTCGGCGTAAGGGATCGCAATTTTGGGTAGCGTTCGTTTTCCTTCGCCTTCACCCGCCTCGCGTTTCTTACGCTCCGCCCACAGCTTCTCTAGCGCGTCCTCTCCTGTCTGGGCGTCCTTCACCATGTCGTCCCAGGAGAATTTGGCTGCGTTTTTAATCGAGTCCCAGGTGTCCTGCGCTGCCTGTTTTGCCTCCTTGAACTTGCCGGTGTTCAAGTTGTACCAGGTGTCCAGGAATCCTTTGACCGCGGTCAGGGACACCGTGAACACAGCGACAAGGCTGTCCGTAACCAGCTTTATACCTGTCGCCACGGTGATCGCCACGTCCACCAGGACCTTCATCCCCTGTACTAATCCTGGCAGCGCTTCCATTAGCATAGGACGCAGAGCGGCGCCCATGTCCTCCAGCGCAAACTCCCAGGAGTTTTTGAGCCGGTTCATTTGCCCGGAGACAGAGTTGGCCATCGCCTCCGCAGCACCAGGGAACTTTTTCTCGATAGCTTCGGTAATGATGGCGACGCGGTCTTCGGCGCTCAGGCTCATGCTCCTGAAAGCCTTCGTCACCTGGTCTGCCGAGACGCCCATCACCTCGCCCAGGTCGGCGGTCGTAAGGCGCAGCTGGAACAACTGACGATTGCTCGCCATCCCTGTCTGCGCCATGCGCTCGATAGAGTTCGACACGCGGTCGATGTTACTCCCGGTGAGGGCGGCGTCGTCGGCTGCGGCTCGGAGGGCGCGCTGGGTTTCTTCGGCGCTCACACCAAGCACCGTGAACCGCTGCGTAATGCCCAAAAGCGGCTCGAATGCCAGCCCCAGTTCCTGCGCGGTTTCTTTCAGGCTGTCGATGGTGGCTTCGGCTTCCTCTGCCGAGTCCATCATCAAGCCCAGAGCGATTGAGACTCGCTCGGTTTCGGCGTAAACATGAACAGCTTCTATGGCAAATTCTTTGAGCGCCTCAATGGTGAGTTCGATCCCCGCAAACTCCAGCAACTCTTTTAGGAGTTCGTGGGTGCCATGCGCGGCGTGCTCTCCTTCGTGTCCAGCCTCCTCCTCAGCCTCGCCAAATTTCTTAACCGCCTCTGCGCCCGCCGCCGCGGCTTCGGGAATAGGTTCTAATTCAGTGGTGAACAGGTTCAACTGTCCCGAGGCGTCTGCGTACGGAACATGGGCAGCCTCGTCAAAGAGGCTCATTTGTTCCGCAGCCTGCTCGGCGGCGGCTCCAGCTGCCTCTATTGGCGGAGCGACGGTCGCAGCCGCATCCGCAAGATGCTGCAACGCCTCCGCGAGGGACATGCCCGAACTGAGCAGAGATTCGATCTTCGCGTCCAGTTCGCTGTCGATAGCCTTGCCCGTTTCGGCTGCCGACTCGCCGAACAAATCCATGCTTTCCGTAACGGAGTCGAGTTTTTTGTCCACGTCTCCGAAGTCGGCGCGGAGGCGAACCACTAAATCAGCGAGGTCCAATGTAATCCCTCTTTAGCGCTTGCGACGAATGCCCAAGTTGATTTGCCTCAGGTGCCACCCACCGCAGTGGGCGCAATGAAAGCGCAGCGTGACACTCCCGGGTATGCGCAGGCCTGCTGCCGAGGCTTCCGCCTTGCTTTCGTAGCGAGTACGGCGTCCGCACTCTTCCTCCGCTTTGGACCGGGTTTTTCGCATTTAATAGCGCTGTGTGACACCGAAACTTGCAGAGCAGCCTGGCACTGCTCGATTCTCTCCGCTCTCCCGTAGGCTAAGCCGGAGCAAGAGGAAGGAACGCAGCAGCGCCAGGATTTCAATGCCGAAGGTTTGGGATCGAGGCGGCGACGGCTTGGAAGGCGATTTGATCGTCAATGTCGGGGTCGTCATCGTTAAGGACTGGTGCAGGAACGCGAGCACCGCCGTCGCCAAGTAGAGGAAAGAATGCGCCTGGAGGCGGAGCCTCCTTGAAGTGGATGCGGATCAACTGGAAAAGTCGGTTGTCCTCGACCCATTGCTGGTCATAATATTCGGCTAGCAATAGGAAGAACTTCCGCAAGGTCAACCGTCCAATTTCCCGTTCACCGAGTCGAAAGCGTCCTCGGGCAACTCGATAGAACGCTCCCCACCATTCGTCTGAGGAGCCGCCGCCGGCTCTGCGAGGCTTGCGGACGACGGCTGGGATTCCCCCAGTTCTTTTTCAGTGGGACTGTTCTTCGAATGACCCAGAAGGAAAAGCTGAAATACCTGAACGAGGTTGTCGAGGCGAATGTAGCGACCAACCTGAGTGATGGTGAGCGGCCAGACAGGTTCGTCGTTTTTGTATTCGTGGCACGCCGCCCAGACCAGAGCCCGGAGCTGCGTCATGGGCACGCGGCGAACGACCTCCATGCCTGTGACCATCGGCTGGTCGGTCTTTCCAGCCTTGACCGCTAACCGCGCGTCAAGGAGCGGTTTCAAGGCGTCGTACAAGGAGGCGATGGTGTCGAGAAAAAACTTCCCGGTCGCCTCCTCATACGCCACCATGGTGTTGCAGTTGAAGATCAACACCCGCTCCTTGTCGAGCGTAAGCGGAATCCGTTTTTCAGCAATTGGCGTCATGATTACGCTGCCGCGATAGCGTCGGTGATCGCCACGCCCATCTTCGAGGAGAGGACGTTATCGACCGGGACTCCAAATTCGTGGGAGGACATGTAGCCCTTGAACGTCAAGGTCCCGGCGGCGTTCGGGAACACCATCTGGAACCCAGACAGGATCAGGCCGATGAGTTGCCCCCACATGCCCGTGGTGAACGAGTGCGTGGCGTCCGCCTTGTCGAAGTTGACCTCAAAGGTGATATCGCCAGCGTCGTTCAGGACAGCGATTTTTCGCCGCCAGAACCCGGGCGTATCGTGCGTGGTCACATCCACGATGGACGGCTTGACTGTCGGACCGCTGATCGAACGCACCTGGCCGACGTTGCTGTAGGTAGCCGGCGAAGCCACGTCTGACATTCTCAGGACAGTTCCCTTCGCGGTTGTAATTGCCATTCTCTTTTTCTCCTTTGGTTAAACTAAAAGCAAACTTTCTTCCTCGCGGTTTTCGTATCCTGGGAAGTACTCTAACCGCACCCCAATCGAGCGAAAATGCTGCTTCACCTCCTGAGCCGTCAACCGCCCAGCCTTCAACCCGGCAATGCAGTTGTCGATGAAAGGGACCGCCTCCAGCGACCGCTCCAGCCCCAGAGCCGAATCCACCAGAGCAGCTACGATGCGACGATCCATTTCCTCTTCCAACATTCGCGTTTTGGGTTTGAGCAGGTAGTAGTAAAAGAGGAATCTTGAAGCCTCGCGCGCGGGCTTGGACAACCGATGGTTGGTGAAATCGGACTTGAACTGGTGCGGTGCGCGCAATTGGATGTATACCGGTTCTTCGTAAGACCCATCGGCTGGGATCTTGCGGAACGCCTCGCGCAGGGTCGCTAGAAACGCTCCCAACTGCGGCGCTGTAGCGCTACCCATCAGCAGCCGCTCCTGCCAGTAGCGGAACTCGGGACGGAGGTTGGTCACCTCGAAAATGTTCGTGGCGTAGTCGATGAGGATGGCTGCGCAGGCAACCGTCGCCTGCAGGTTTGCGATGCGTCCTGAAGGCAAGGTCTCTGGCGGACGTACGGTAAGGTCGTAGTTCTTGAACAATACGCGCGCAGCGGATAGCGCGGGGGCTGAGGTTCGGTGCGCCAACGATCACTCCTTGAAACGAAAATCCGAGAACTCGGGCGGTGTGGGTTTCTCGTTACCAACGATAATGTGCTTCCCTGATTCGTCTAGGATCGGTGAGACTCGGGCTGGCGGTGGTTCGACGGGTTTTCCGGTTCGCGTGTGCGGTTCCCGGGCGTGTTCGCGTATGGCTTCCAAATCGTAGGTGTCGAACTCGCAGGGCGTTCCTGACTCCCAGGTCTGGTTGCAGCGGTAGCGCTTTTGACCGCGCCAGTGAAATATCTCAAAGCCGTACTCGGTTTCGCTCATACCAGACCTCGGTATTCGTTCGCGTCCTCGAGCCCGATCCACGACTCCAGCATTTGCATTTCCGGATCGGGTAGCCAGCCGGTGACTCTTTCGGGACGATGTCCGATGCCAATACCTGGACGACCAGGCAATCCCTTCATCCCAATCACGCGGCGGCTTTCGTGCAGGATTTTGTATACCATCGCCGTCCACAACCGTATGTCGATAAAGCTGTCGTTGCCGTGACACGCGGCGCTGAAGATTGGTAGAAAGGATCGCCGAAACCCGGTCTGGCACAGGCTGGCGTGGCTGCGGTTGTTCAGCATCAAATACTGGCGCGAAGGGAGATGGTAATATAACGACGGAACCTCACCGACCAGTTCCGCCTCCCCCATGCGACGAATCTGGTTGCGGATGTACGTTGGCGAGTACCAGTCGTCGTCCTCGAATATGAAGATCAGGTCAAACTCAACCGACTTGATCGCCAACAGCATGTTCTGGCGCAAGGTGTCCGTCTTGCCGTCCCATTTATTCGGCGCCGAAATGTAATGCAGCCGGACGCGGTCTGGAAGGGCAGGGATTACGGATTCGGGAACGCCGTCGTCCACTACGATCCACTGCAAAATGCCCTCCCAGTCCTGACGCAACACGTACTTGGCGCAGAGCTGAAGCGCCTCGGGACGGTTGCCCGTCGCGGTAATGATCGTGACTCCTTTTTCCTGCATTGATTACGACGCCGGGATGATCCAGCCTCGCTCGAAATACATCCGCAGGGTGTTGATGGAGGTGGGGGCGTACACCGTCCCACCCGCACCGTCGAAGGGCAGGGCTTGTCCAGGTTCATAAACACCCGTCCCAAAGTTCAGGTGCGGATGGTTGCTCACGTACTGGACGGTGCCGCTGGGTTCAAAATTGCGCTCGCCCAGCGTAGTCCCCTTCAAGTACATCCGATATCCGATATCACGGTCTGTATTGCTTGCCATTTTCGCCTCCTTATTATTTGGTTAGTGACCCAACGCCGTCGCTAGCGGCTGAAAGGGCCAAACTCGCAACGCGGAATTTTCGGTCGCGTTAATCACCGTCACCCCAGCGTCCGCGAGCGGTCTGGCTAAGGTGTCGAAGTGCGGTAGAAAAGACTTTTTCAGCATCATCTCGAAGCCCTGCGCTGGGATGGTGCTTTCATCGTGCCAGTGGGTGCGGTCGCGGTCCACGCGCATGTCGTAACCCAAAAGCACGATCTTTTTGACTCCCAGGTGATACGCCAGCCCAATCGCCTGGTAGCCTGAATTGGATCCGTGTCGCAGCCCGGTCGGATCGGTTTCGAGTCCTTGCTCTCCCGTGAGTCTCAAATAGCGGACTTGCGGATGGGCGGCGAATGCAGGCGCGGTCGAAACCCAAAACCCCTCATAAATCATGTTGTGGAATCGGTAGTGCGTTCCCAGATGATTAACCGCGATGTAGTTCCGCGCGATCTGACGATCCCACCATTCCTGATCGGCGAAGTAGTGGATGGCGTTGTCGGGCGCCAACCGCCAGGAATCGTTGATGGTCAGAATGCGCGGCTTGGGGGAGGTGTTCCACAGCGGATCGAGGCTTTGTTTCAGCAGCGACGGTCCGCCGCCGAGAATGACGCACGTTTCTCCTCTCCAGATCGGGTCTACTCTGTATTCCATCGTTTTCTCCCGTTTTTAAACACCCGGAGCTTCGCGTTTGCTCTGGCTCTGCTCGATTTTCCGCTGCCGGGTGGATGTTTCCTACCGCTTTACCCGTTCCGCGACATTAAAACCCGCCAATTCGACGTGAAGTTGGGCCGTTCCTTGTCGTCAGAAAACGCCAGCGGTCCAGTTGCTGTCGCCTGCACGTAAGCATAGGCGGAGGTTGGTATTGCGTCCTGCAACGTGTCAAAAATCTGCTTCCACTTGGCGTACCCGACTCCGTAATCCGACGCCGCGGCGCGGACGCGCGTCTGAAACGTCGGGCGGACATTCTCGCGTCCGAGCGTATCGAACGGCTCGCCGCCAGTCGCAAACAAGCCAATGACCTGGTCTTGATCGTCCGGGAACGTTCCTATATACAGCGTCCACGGCGCTGTCACCACCCCGTGCGTGGTCAGGTAGTCGGCAATGTCTTCCAAAAGGGGCATTACGGATTCCTCAAAGCCGCTTCGATGGCCGAGGCGATACGGTCGGGCAAGCTGTCCTGTTTTTCTTTCAGGGGCGTCTCCAAATACTTGGGCCCGGATCCGGGACGCTGCCATTTGACCGGCGCCATGTTTTCGTGAACGTACACGGCGTAATCGACCGACTGCGAACCGTAGCCCATCTCAACCATGATCTCGCGTCCATTGTCCACAGGCGGCATCACGGTACCCGTGTTCATCAACGCACCTGTGTCCACAGGAACGATGCGCTTGGACTCGGCCATCACCTCCTCGGCGAACTGGTAGAGCGCACGAGCAGCGGCTTGGCGCGCCCGGGCTCCGACATTCTTTTGGGTTGTGATAGCGACTTCAAAGCTGAGTCGAGGCATTCCTTTTCGACCTCCTCGCTGACCTTGCGCAGAAGGCTAGCCAGCGCTCGCTCATCTGGCCGTGAGTCGATGAGCGCCACCTCCCGGTTGTTCAGCCGCACGCTGAGTTTGCCGTATAGCAAACGAAAGACCTCTACTGTCATCCTTTTGCACTCCCTAGCGAGACTTTCACGTACAGATCCTGACCCGTTTCATCCGGGTAGCGGTCAATGCTGAGGATGTTCGGGTATGGCGGTTCGTCGCCTTCGACGTACACCCGGTCCTCGTACTTGATATTGGGCGTTCCCAGAATCCAGATGGTAGATTCCGAAACCAGGTCCACGCCTTGATTGTTTCCGCCTGGACGACGCGATACCTTGTTTACCCGCCGTCCCTGAAACGTGTATTTCTTTATCCCTCCGTATTGCGGTTTGCCGTAGCGATCTCGACTCGTCGCCGGTTCCCAGACAATCGTTTGCTTGGCGAGGTCTGCCCAATCGGATACTGGCATTATCGGTTCCCAGCTTGGTAATTCGAAATCGAAGCGTTAATCGTTCCGCCAGCGCCGACGAACACGCCAGGCGATCCGGTTGTATACGTCTGGTCGGTGGCGAGGCAGGAGAACACGTTATTGATGTACGTCCGAATCCCACCAGCACCGTCGGACTCGAGGCGGATCGTGTTTCCAGGAGCCGGCGCGGCGCAGCTTTGCATCCACGACGGGACGCCGGCGGTGTACCGGTTGAGGTTCGTTCCGATCCACCCGTAGCCGTTCCCGTTCGCGTCCATCAAGACATACAAGACCACTCCACCTGAGGCGTACGTGTTTACTGTCGTCTGCGAGAACTGCGCGCGGGTGAAGGTCTGCCCGGTGACGATGTACGCGGCGCCGCTATTGATCGCAGCAGGAATCGCGGTCCCTGCACTCTGGATCAGCGTGTTCCCTGACCCGTAGCTCAGTGTTGGAATGCGAGTCCAATTAGCCGCGTTCAGCACGCCCGTCCCAGAGAAGGTGTCGGTAAAGAGCATCGAGAAGGACGCCGAGGACACGGTCGAGTTGGGCGCGATGGTTATTGGACATCCCAGGACGTTGGCGTACAGCGTCACAGGCGTATTGATGGTGTAGGTGGCTGGGTCGGTCAACGTGGGTGGGTTGGTGGTGCTGATATGCACGAACCCGTTGCAGGAAGCTGGAACGGTGCTCGCTGTAATCACGGTCCCTGGAGCCACAGCGTTCAGCGTCGAGGAGAAGGTTGGGGCGGAGGGCTGCGTGTATTGCGCCGTGAAAGTCGCGGTGATCGTAGCCGCGTCCGTGACCGAGGTCGTATGCGAGCCTGCTCCGCCATCGCTCCACGATGCAAACGTGTACTGGATATTCCCGTTCGTTTGCAGCGGTGCGGAAATAGTGTGTACGTCGTTCGAGTTCCAGAACACCTGGCAAGGCGCGTAGCAGCCCTGCCCGTCCACTGTCAGGTATAAGCCAGTTTGGCTAGCCGTGACGACAACCTGATTCAGGCGCGGTACGCTGACTGGGGTAAAGGGCTTGACTTCGTAAGAGTCGATTTGCTTTTGCAGGCAGGCGGTGCAGACGACCTCGAAGCTCTCCAGCCAAAGATTGTGCAGTTGCGTGACCAGCGCCGAGTCGTCGTTTGCAGAAAAGGAATGGTCGATGGTGATGAACCCTGTCCCGCCGTTGTCAGCGTTGATAACGCCGTATTTTTTCCACGCGGCGAGGATTTTCTGCATCTTCGGCGTCACGCCGTCTCCGCCAACCGGGAACCCGGAAATATCGAAGTCCCGACGCAGACGGAACCAAGTCCCGAAGGGCGGCCACTGATTGTAGGAATATGACGCGGCGAAGTGGGTGGCAGGAAAGCGATAGTAGGCAGGTGTCGATACGAAGGTTACGCGAATTGGCCCCTCGATTGGATCATCGCCAAACGCCTGACCGCGCGTCAGAACAAAAGGCCAGATTGGCAACCCGGCGGCGTCTGCGCTCGTCCATCCGTCGCGCCGCATGGCGTTGGATCGCAGGTTCCAGACTGCGCCGCCGCCGTTGACGAATGGCGGTCCGCTCGCGGGTCCCGGGAAGGCAAAGATTTCGTACAGGTAGCAGGCTGAGGTATCGAGCGTAAGGACATGGTTGTCCTGAAACGGATCGGGAGCGCCGTTCTGGATCGTGTAGCCGCCTTCAATCTGATATGACGGCAGGATCGGATACGGTCCTGCGTCACTCTCTAACAGCATGGGCGTCCCAGCGTCTAGCCCATCGGGACCAGGGCCCGTTTGAATCATGTACCGCGGCGTGGTGGCGTCGGCTGTGTTCAGAACCATCGCCGGACCTGTAGTCCCGAAATTCGCAGAACCGTAAGGCCCAATCGAAAACGATAGGTTGCCTGGATACGCTCCAGGATCTGACGCGACAGGATACTGAAAGCACGGCAAGCCGTTAGGGCATTGATCGACAGGGGGAACGGTGATGGTGACGCGAGTGTCGCGCGGGTTCGCGGATCCAAACGGAGAACCGACGCCGGTTGTGTATCCGGCAGCGAGGCGCGCTGGTCTTGCACCGTCGATGTAGCCCTTGATGCCTGACGCAATCCCAGCCGTCGAGGCTACGGTGGCCGTGACCACGCCATTCAGCCAGGTCGCTGCGGTGATGGGATACCGCTTTCCAATAAACCACGCCGTAGCCCAATCGTCGCGCGGTGCGCCGCTCATGTCGGCGTGGAAAATGCTGTTGTCCGGGAAGAAATAGCAGCCGTTCGTTTGATGCGTAGAGAACGTGGGCGGCATGATATCGGGTTTATTCGTCACCATCGACCAGTCAACGGAAATACAGGTTACGCCGCCGGCTCCTAGTCGCATCGCAAACTTGCCTGAAGGACAATCACCCGTCCTAGCTTTGTTGTTGTTCAGCCAGGTAAAATTCTGATTCAGCAGCGAGCGCACAGTGGGGAAGGTGGTATTGGGAACGTTTTGCACCTGAGCGAGGAGCAGAGCCGCGAGGATCAGCGATACTACTACGGTAACCTGAATGGCCAAGGACTTCATAATTCGTCGTCAAAGGAACCGGATGCGGAATCGAACAACCCGGAGGTGCTGTCGAACACGGACCGACGTCCGCTTACCACCTCACCATCGGCGGTGCTGGTAAAGAACGTGCGGACGCCTTTCAACGTCGCGCGCTGGCGCAGTCTCGTCGCCAAATCCTGAAACTGCTTTACGCGATTGGAATGGGAGATGCGCAGGTCGCCCACCGACTTGTCTACCGACCGCGCATAGCGCGCAATCAGCGACTCGATGGCATAGATAGCCGGCACCAGATTCCCGGCTGGGCCGGAGCCGTATAGATTGACGAGGTACTGAATTTCCTCGTCCTGAAGTTGGGCTTCGTCGGGGTTCGTGTCGCCAATCAGAAACCGAACCTCGTCCAGGTCGGAATTAGAAGGGTCGCCAGAGTAGGTCCAGCTCATCGAGGCACCTTCGGGAATGCATGAATATTGCTATGGGGATTGAAATTGAGAACGAGGACACCGTTTTTGCGAAGCTGGGGAACGGCCTCCTGAAACATCGCCGACCAGATCGGGAAGTGCGGCTTGTCGGCAGGGTGCATGTCGTAGCCAACGAGGTTGATGTAGCGCGCCTTTTTCAGGTAGGCCAGGTTCAGCGCTCCGTATCCCGAATTGCCGCCTGTGCAAATGACGCCAGGATCGTCGCTGAGGCCAGGCTTCGTGCTCCATTGCAGGTACGTGACACCTGGAATGCCGTCGCATTCAGGAAATGTGTCGAGCGGCAAGGCGACGAATTTTTCGCCGTCGAAATCCGCCAGAAACTTGCAGTTCTTATTGACCCACACGCTGTCCAGACTGAACACGGATAAGGAGGCGAACTGCTGGCGCAGCGGATACAGACGGATGGCGGCGTCGTTGACCGCGCATACCGTCTGACCGCGCATTAAACTGTAGTCGAACCGGAGAGCCGAGGGACCGTTGGCTATCAGCCAGACCCTAGACCACCACGGTTCGGAGACGGTCCCGTAACTGGGCTTTGTTGACATAGGATGTGGCGAGTTTATGTTTGCGGCAGAGGTTCTGGAGTTCGCTTGCGGAGAGCCCATCGAGGTAGTCGGTGGAGTACTTGGGCTGCTTGGGCGGATGAGCGTCAGGCGCAGGAGTCTTGGGTTCCGGCGTCTGGGCAGCGGGCGCACTCACGGCGGCAGGTTCTCCTTGTCTGCGGGCGCAAGCCTCGCGCAGTTCAGGGACCTTCATCGCGTACTCGACCACCTCGATGAGACGTAGAGGAGGCTCGTACATGCGTCGTAAGACGTCCATGCCGAGCCCCTCGGGTACTGGATCTCCTAATTCCAGGTGCTGGCCGTCCACGTCGATCCCGCACCCTTTGCCGACCACGAACCGCGAGGCTCCGAAGTCGATGGTGTTTTCATGTGGACGGTCGCAAAAACGCATTGCCTTTTTCCTTTCGTCGCGAACTACTACAACTACGCCACGGCGCCGCTGAAGAAGTAGCCCAACTCCGCCGCCACTTTACCGAAGGCGTAAGCCTGCTCGATTTCCAGGTGGTCGGCAGCGTCGACTTCCCAGCGGAATTTCTTGATCCGAATGCCAGCGGCCGTGGCGCCCGTCAGCCCGGTCCAATTGAACGTGTACCCGGCGGAGGGCTGCATGAGCCCGGGATTCGGAGAGGCGTAGGCGAGGAGGGCGTGTTTCCCGGCGATGAAGTCGAACGTGTCGCCAGCGCCCGTCGGGTCCATGTTCTCCGGCGAAGTCGTCTGGATCGCCGACATGACCACGACCTTGTCCACTTTGAACAGAGCCTGGAGGTCGGAGGTGCTGACGACCACCGGACCAGGTCCCGTTTGACCGTATTTCAAGCGGTCGATGATCTGCGGGTGCGTCAGGAGTTTGATGTAGACCTGCGCGCCCAGAGCCAGCACGTTCGGCCACATCCCAGTCGTCCGCTTCATGTAAAGCTGGGCGTTGAGGATGTCGTCGATGGGGGTCGAGGCCGTGTTGGACCACTGGATGAAATGCGTGGCGTCGGCGGTGGTCGGATGCCCGGTCAGGTCCGTGCCCCAGATGCCGGTGCCAAAATAGGCGGCGACGAAGTTCACGTCGCGATTGATGAGGGCCTGCTGCGTGAGCCACTGCGTGGCGTCGCGTTCAGCGTCGAGCGGCGACTCGTAGTTGGCGCGGATCTGGTCGTCAATGATTTTCTTGAGCGCCCAAACGTCCGCCGTATACGGCGCCGTGGTCAGCTTGTAGCCGCCAGCAGCCGCGGGAGTTCCCGGCGCCCGCTTCTGCATGTTGTTGCGGAAGAAGTCGCCGCGGTTGTACACGTAGTACAGATCCGATCGAGACGTGACGGGCACGCTGGGAAAAAGCTGTCCGGCCGCGAAGTCCGAGGCGTCCTGGACGTAGCCGACCGTGAGGTTCGTCAGCGGTCGGTTTACGTGAATATCTGCTAAGGTCGGTTGAGGCATTTACGCTGTTCTCCTTTTCTCCTGAAGTCCTACACCGCTTCCTACATCCGACCGCGCGGCTGGAAGCGCATGGTGATGACCGCGCCCGCGACGCCGGCGCCGTACAGATTGGCTCCCAAAATGTACGACCCGCTGGTGGCGACGACCGCAGCGCCGTTGGCGTCGGACATGATATCCGCGCCCGCCGGGATGTTGCCACCGCAAACGATCTTGGTAATGTCGCCGGGTCCACAGACGGCGCCAGGGTCGTTCAGGTTGGGCTTGTCCTGCAGGACACCAATCGCCGACGCGCCCGCACCCGCGGAGGCCAGGCGCCCCGTGTTGTCGAGACGGACGAAGGTGTACTGCTTGGTCCGCAGGTCCACACCTGCATTGATCGACTTCGAGCTTTGAATTTCAAAGGCCATTTTCTTCTCCTTGCTTCGGTTAACCTATCGACGGCCGCAGAGCCCGGTCGTTAGATCGACCGGACGAGTTGCCGCTGGGCGCGTTCGTACTCCACGTACAGTTCGGGCGCTTCCTTCATCGCCACCGCCGTCGCCTTCCCGATGCCGAGTTTGTCGCGCTTGGCGATCTCCTCCACCTTCGCGTCCCAGACCTTGGCCGCCGGGATCGGTCCGCCCATCTTGCCGATCTCGGTGTACTGCGAGGCGTAAATCTTGTCCGCCTCCTTCAGCGTCCCGAAATAGCGCTTGTATTCGGCGCTGTGGACACCGCCGAAGGCGTCCGCCATTTTCATCAGCATCTCGCCCTTTTCGGCCGGGCTGCCAGGCGTATTGGGCAGCTCTTCCTCGGCGCGCTTGGTGAAGTTCTCGAGGCGCTCGCGCTTCTCGATCTCGCTGAGTTTGGCGGTCACCTTGGCCACGTTGTCCTCGGCTTCGGCCGCCCGCTTCTGGAGTTCCACGATGCGGGGGTCGTCGTCGCGCTTCTCGGTCTTTTTCGGTTCCTTTTTGTGCTTGTCCATTTCGCTGCTGTCCACCTCGCCCGTGCCATCGCAGGTCGGGCAGTCCTCGCCGTCCACCTCGCCCGTGCCGTCGCAATCGGGGCACATGGCTTTCGCGGTCTTTTTCTTTTCCAGCGCCTCCTCAGCTTCCTTGAGGATCTGCGCGCGGCGCGCGGGACCCGCTGCCGCATACTCGGCCTTGCGGGTGTCGTCCAGCCCGCCAACCAGCGCCTTCTCCTTCTCCTCCTTCTCCTGATCCTCCAGGAGCTTTTTCCGCTTGGCTACGTCGCCGTTGATGTACTCGAGGCGGCGCTCTGCGGGCATCACCGCGTATAGCCTGCGCTCCTCGGAGTTCATCTTCAGAACGAGTTCGTTTTCGGTTTTCAGGACCGTGTTCTCATCCTGGATGCCCTTGAGAACCTTGTCCTGCTCCTCGACTTTCTTTTCGATTTGCTCCAACGTCATTGAGTGGTCTCCTTCCTTTTTCACCTGTCCAGGAGAGATGGTCCTGAATCTCCCGAACTTGTCCGGGTCCGCCTGACGAAACCGCAAGGACCCTTCTGTCTTGTCCATCTTGCCTGAGGAGAAGTCGTGGTCTTTCAACCACTGCCGCGCTTCATCCTCCGTCCAGTCGTTTTGATCGAAGATTACGGACTGGACTTCCGATCCTCCACCGCCCTCCTTGGGAAATCCGATAACAAATTTGACGCCCTTGGTCCCGGCCTTCACCACCTCCGCGTGGCGCTTGGTCAGCGCGATCCTCGCGCGCGGGATGCCTTTTTCTGAACAGGCCGGGCGGTCCACGAGGCTAACCTCCTCGAGTTCCAGTTCTCTCAATTCCTGCGCCATAGAATCCTCCTTAGCTATTCGAGGGGCTGGCTTTTACGGTGACTTTTCCCCAGACCACCACGTCCGGGCGTCCCAGATAATCCACGACGCGCGCCTCGTGATAATAGATACCTGGCTTGAAGCCGTCGGTGTCGGTCGGTGCAATTTCAACCAGGAACTGTCCGACGTTTTCGGTCACGGTCTGGTCGAGGATCGTGATCCCGTCTTCCAGCGTTTTGCTTACCTTGACCGCGTACGACGGCAGGGCAGATAGCACCCAGCGGATCTCCTGGACGCTGGTCAGGTCGAGCGGAGCATTATTGTTGTCCGGGTCCGTGACCGTAACCTTCAGACGGCGATAGCAGCCGATGGGCAACTCGTCAATGTTCTGCTGCTTGCTCATATCTCACCCTGCATCGAAAGGTCAGCCACGAACGACCCCTCTAGATTGCCTTCACCGTCTGCGAACCCCCACACCGCAGCGAGGTCCACTTGCGGGTTCCATTCTGCGGTGAGGAGAATCGGTTCGAAAAACTTGGACAGGATAAAATGCGGGACACCCAATTGCGCGGGGTCCACGACGCCAACCAGATTCATGCGGTACAGCGCGAGCAGGTGCGCTAACCCTGGCGCGGCGGACGACCCTTTCCCAATCGCATGAAAAGTGAACAGCGAGAAAAGATGCGGCTGCCCAAACACTCGCGACGAAGCCAAGCCCACCGGATGCGTATTGAACACCGACAACAGGTGGGGAGCGCCTTCCGCTTGCGCGCTGAGTACAGCGTTTGGGAACACAGTCCGCAGCGTGGACAGATGCGCAGCACCGAGTACACCAGCCGATAACGCAGGTGGATGCAGCGTGACAGCACCTGGCGTAAGACTCGCGGTCCCAAAGGCCACCACCGACCCTCGCGCCACCGGGTTCATCAAGATCGCCTGTTTTAAAGTCGGTGATCCAAATGCGACGACGGTGGCGCGGGAGGTCAGTGTGAGCAACGACGCAGGCGGGGTCAAATGCGTGGCACCGTAAGCGACCGCCGAGCCCTTTGCGGTGAGGGTCATGGTGCGATTGCTGGTCAGGTGCGGAGAACCGTATGCGACGACCGAAGCCCGCGCCGTCATGTTTTCGGTTTGCGTCGGCGGGTTGGTCATCGTCCAACCGGTGACGTTGGACACGGTGGTCGAGTTGGCGCCTGCGTACCACGTCGCTCCACCCGTAGCCGTGCTGTCCTTCAGCGACAGATAATTGGCTACCGCAATCCCGCTGGCTTTACTCAAGGTGGCGGCGGTCCCAGACGTGCTGGCTTGGATCGTGATAACATTCCCGCTCGAACCAACCGCATCGAAGATTCCGGTAATGGTCTGCGTCGTTGACGACGGGAAGATGACGGTCTTGGGAGCCCCAATTACCAAGTTGTGGAACGTGCTAGCGCTTTGAATCGTCACCGATCCCGTTCCGCCACCTGTAATCGTCAGGTTGTAGAACGTCAATCCGCCGCCAGGAGTGAAAGTGCGCCCGCTGCCTGAAGTCGAAGAAATGACCAGCGTCGAGGTCCCTGCGTTGAACGTCAGGTTGGTCTGGGTGGCGGTGTTCCAGATCGTGAAGTCACCCCACAGCGTCCAGGTCCCGGACCCCATTTTGATGCTGCGGGTGTTGCTATTGTTGGACTGGAAGTTCTGCCCGGTGACGTTGTAGGAAACGGCGTCGAAGGTCCCGAAGTTGTGGATGATCGCACCGTTGCTGTTCAAAGCGTCCTGCAAGGTCAGCGATCCGCCAACCAGATTCAGCGTCAATCCGCCAGGCAGCGTTTTGCCTGCGCTAGTGATAGTAATGGCGGTGCTTCGGGCGCCAAACGTATACGACGTGAATACGGTGGTGTTCTGGGTCATGCCCGACACCATCGTTAAACTGCCCATGAACAGCAACCCAGTTCCGTTGGGCACTAGCGTCGGGCTATTCGTGACGCCGGTAAAGTCAACGTTGCGACCAACGCGCGGCATGTCGGTCGTGACCTGTTTCCCAGTCGCCGTGAAGCTGCTGGCGTCGAAACGCACGTCATCCTGAGGAAGCGGAACGCGCCCAGCGGTGGTATGGTCAGAAAGTTTCCATTTCGTGCTGTCGGACCAGTTCCCGGTATCCGCTACCCAGTAGTTTGTCTGGGATGCAGAAAACGTGATGTTGGAATTTCCTCCAGCGTCACCTGCTCCACCTGAAATGGCGGACAGGTTAATCGGCATCGCAGGACCGCCGGTGCCCTGGGCAAACCCAACATCCATAAAGTCGACGTTGGACGCGACGACATTGGCACCGGCGCCTTGCAGCGTGATGACGCGCTGGGTGTTGACGATATCGGAGGAAATCAGGAGACGGTTCGAGGCCGAGTTCCCATTGATCGTCAGGGTCCCAGTTACGGTGATCGCGCGAATTAGGATATTGTCGGTCTTGGCGGCAGTCCCGGTGACGGTCAGATTGGTAAAGGTTCCATTCTGCATCGCCATGTTGCCGCCGCCCGTGTAATTGACGGAGGTGTACGTACCCGAAGCGCCCGATCCTGTATTGCCAATTTGCTGATTCGCCGCCTGGAGATTGAGGGTCCCGAACGTGTACCCGTTTTTAAAGATGGCGCTGGCACCGGTCATATTGACGGTGGAGCCCGTAGCATTGATCGTCAGATTCGATCCCGAAGGGTTCCCACTGTCGAAGGCGTTTACGCCAGAGCCCGTCAGCGTCACGGTCGAGTTCGTCAAGGTCAGGACGCGGGTCGTGGTTCCGGTGTTCGTATTGATAACGGAGGCGGTGACGTTTTTGGCGTTGCTGTTGAATGTTCCGGCGTTCAGCGTCAAGGTTCCGCTAGAGTTCATGGCGCTGGACAGCAGGTAGCTCGATCCAGCACCGTTAAACGTCACGTTACCTACTGTCTTGCCGCCAAAGTCAATCGTTTGCTGCGTGGCGGAGGTGCTGGCGAACACCAGAGCGGAAGTGGCGCTGTTCCCAAGTGTGTACGTCCACCCGGTTGACGGGAACACCAGCGCCGTGTTGCTAGCGTTGGTCGTCGTAGTCCCAATCGACAGCGATATCGCCGCGTTATGCGTCACGGTCCCGGTGTAGTTCGTCAGGTCAATCGAGCGGCACGAAGCCGCGGCGTTGATCGTCAGATTCCCGCTGGTAGCGGTTGCTACCACGTCGTCGGAGGCCGTCGGGACCGCACCTTCCACCCAGGTCCCGGTGGCGTTCCAATTGCCGCCCGCGTTGCTGATAGTCCGCGTCGCCACGTTAGCTCAGGATTAAAGGAACACGATCGGCTGTCAGGAGCCCGAAGGTGACTAGCTGCTGGAGCATTGCCTGGGTGTCGGGATCGTCTAGTCCTACGTCGGGTGCTGCGTCGAGGTTGTCGAGGATCGCGCGCACCGCTCCGCGGACCTGAATCGGAAGGTCGTTGTTCAGCGGTGCGGCAGCGATAGCAGCCTGCTCGTTAAACGTGAACCGCTGCCGAAACGTCCATTTGTCGATCCGTCTTACGGTGGGATCGGGTGGTGGAGGCGGTGGCGGGTTCTTTACCAGATTAACCCAGGCGTTCACACGCTCCTGTTTCATCGCCTCGATTTGGTCGGCGGTCATGGCAGCGTATTCTTCCTGCGACAGGTTGATGGAGTCGCTATACGTCCCAACATCCGTATCGCGGCTGAAGTTCAGCAAAACCCGCACGCTGTCGGTGTTCATAACTTCGCGATCTTGTTGGTCCCGTTGTCCCAGGTGATGGCGATATCGCCGCCGTTGGGTTGCACGGACAGCGCGCCCACGTCGAAGGTGTCCAAATACAGGAGCGGCGTGCGTGTCGCGTCCGTACCGCCGCCTTCCGCGTAAACCAGCACCGCCTCGACCGTCGGGTTGGTCTGCGCCACAGCCGGGAAGGTAATGTCGTTGGCGTCTAAAATGCCGCCTCCTGAAACTGTTTTCCCAGCCAACGTCTGCGGCGTCCCGATGCGCGACCCAGTCGGGATCGAGGTCAGGTCGGCGTGCGTGGCTGCGAACGTGTAAGCGCCCGAGTCGATCAGGACGGCTTTGATCGTGTCGTTGATCCAGTCGATTTGCTTTTTGGCGAAATTGTCCAGCGCCACGTTGTACCAGCTATTGGCCATCTGTCACTCCTATTCCGAAATCTTTTCTCGCTTGCCCTTGCCGCCAATCGAGAAGGCGCGCAGTTCTCCGGTAACTACCTTCGCCCAAGTGGCTTCGTCCTCGATGCGAAAGCCGCCCCACCAGCCCTCCATCCCAAGATCCATCACGGCAGAGATGTGCTGGTCGGTTAGGCTAGACACGATGGCGGCTTGCTTTTCTTTCGTAAAGACCACAGACTCTACGAGGCGCCCGACGCCAACCACCGTGTTGTCGCCGTCCTTGTTGTGCATCTCGCCAGCCACTCGCGCGTTCAAGACAAACTGGTAGGCAGAGTCCTCGAGGGTTTCTGGCGTGATGATATCCTGCTGGCTGTCCACGACCGGACGTCCGTCCACCTTGACAATCGAGAACCATCCAAACACCAGGTGGCGGCTCTTGTCCAATTTCGTGATCGTCCCAGAAACTTCGACCTGGCGTTTTTCGTATGGATCGTTGATGCCGGGAACAATGCCGTGGTCCCATGTCTTGCCGCAGTTGTGGCAGCGAGCCGTTTCGAAGTCGGCAGGGAGAAGCCCGTAGTCGCTCGATCCGCAATGCGGACATTTGGGCTTTTCGCGCTTCTCCTTTTTCGCCTCATACTCTTTGGCGTGAGCGAGAAGGTCCGCCTTCCAGTCTTTAATGTAGGCGTCCAGGGCGTCCTGGAACTCCTGCTCAACCTCTTTTGGGACAGGCATTATTGATACCGGAATGTTCCGACGTACGCGGCTTTCGCGGACGGTGAGTTCCACGGGATGCGGAGGTGGAAGCCCTCGAATTTATACAGGTCGATGGTCTTGGTGTCGGGGTTGATAATCGAGGTCATTGTGTACCCCTTGAATTTGACTCCGTGCTCCTTGGAGAGTTCCTTCACAGCGTCCGCCTTGCGCTTCAGGATCTCCTGGGACTTGCGATCATTCCACGCCGCTTTTTCTTCCTTCCCGGCTTGCTTCAGCCACGCCGTTTCCGTCTTGCCTGGCTGTCCGATAGTCGCACGCCACTGCTGCGCGGCTTTGCTATTCGACACCAGCCCGCCTTTGACCTCGATGGCTTGATGGTCCTGGACGAGGTCGATAGGGAAGTTCGTGTGCTTTTCGTTCAGCGGACGCGCGTCCGTCAGCCCTTGCTGGTGGAAATGCGCGAGGACGGCTTCCTCTGCTGTCTTGCCGGTTTCGAGTTTAGAGAGCTTGTGCTGGACCTCGATTTGCTTCCCGTTGAAGGCTTTTTCATTTACCGGCGTCAACTTCATCGCCGGCTGGAGCGGCAGGTCACCTTGCTTGGGCTGTCCAAGTACCTTGGGATTCCCGCGCAGGATCTCTCCGTTCGCACCGATCAAAACATGCTGGCCATTGATCGTCACCCAGGTGCCTTCGTCCACGGCGGTAGCCTTGGTGACTGGCTCTGCGTATCCCACCAGATCGAAGTCCGTTCGCTCGCCGCCAACGTACAACGTGATTTGATCGAACGTCACCTTGACCGGGTCGATGCGCTGGACGGGCATGTCCTCGTCCGGGCTGATGTACGCCAGCGTGATATGCGGCGTGTACCCGAAGTTCTTTTTTACCTCCAGTCCCAGCGCTTCAATCGTCTGGACGAGTTCGTTCCGGAACTCCTGGATGGTTGGGGAATTGAACAGCGCTATCGCCACGTCCTTGTCGTCGCTGTGCTTCGTTGCAGCGAATCGAGCAGGTCCCGAAATGTCGCCGGTCATTGGCCCATGCGTCAACCCGAAGCCTTCCAGCGCGTCCTCGAGAAAGGCGAGGCGCTCGGGATCCACTTCATCTACCTGGCCCAGGTACGCCAGCGTAATGTGCATGTCGTCCGAGTCCTCGCCGTCGTCTACACGCAGCAAGTCCGCAAGCGCTGGGGACACGGTAAACGCGACCATGATCCCGCCGCCTTGTTTTTCTACCGCGTCGTTTTTCTTTACCGAACGGTTTACGACGACTTCACGCTCATCGGCTCGCCCCAGGTAGCCGATAAAGGGCGACGCATTCACAATGTCGGAGACCTTGATCGTGTGCGAAACGATCTTGCCCTGTCCCTGTAGCGCTGTTTCCTTGAACTCGACGGCGGACGTTCGGTCGTGGGCGTAAGAAACCTGATTGCTAGGAGGCTCTCCCAATTGGGCTCTGTACAGCTTGACCTTTCCATCAGGGTAGGAATGCCGCATCCACGCCTGCACGAACTCCTGCTGGGCTTTTACGGCAGGATCGTTCAGGTCAAACTTTTGGTTGTGCTCTGTCCACTGTCTTTCTGCCTCTGTGGGCGGTGCAATACCATGCTCCTGCGCGAAGTAGGCATCCCGAAGTGTTTTAACAGCCTCCTGATCCTTTAGGTAGAAAGACGCAAAATGCGGAAGGTTCTCTGCGTAAGCCTCTACAGGAGAACCTTTAGGGGGAATTGAAGGCGGCGTTTTGTCCTCGAAAACAGCGTCAACGTCCTTGTGGGTAACAGCGGTATGGTGTTGCCCAATCAGCGTGCGAGGACCTTTTTGGATAACACCATTTTTGTCGATGAATACATGCACACCATGAACAGTTACCCACTGCCCATCTGCCTTTTCAAAGTCCTCCTCGACCGTGTACGCCTTGCGGATAACGCGCGTCACCCACTTGGCGGCGAAGGGTCCGCCCCAGGCGCGCTTTTCGATATCGTTGGAGGCGGTCCCGAAGAACTCGTATATCCGCTCGACCTCATCGAGCGTCAGTCCTTCACCCGAAGCCAGCTTTTCCGTGATTTCAGGAACCGTGAACCCAGCCTCGAACGAAGCCTGGGCATCGCGGATGGCTTCGATAGGAGGGACGTAGCGTTTTTCGGTAGCGTCGAGTTCGATCCCGTCGTCCGGGTCGTCGTCCGTCAGACAATGCAGGATCAGGTACACGCCGCCAGGCAGCGGATCGTTGAGGTTCAGGTCCACCTGCTGCGTCTCGATATCGTTGAGGCGCCAGACCCAGACCGATCCATGCTGCAAATTGTCGTTGTGTTCCTGCGTATGACGCAGACGGAAAGACGAGTCTGGAGGAGGACCACCAGCCGCGATCCAGTCCATTATCAGATCGAGCGGGCGCGAGTGCATCACGATCCCGAGGCGCATATCGGGATGCTTGGACCATTCGATCCCGGCGTCATGCACGAAGGTAATAATCCGTTTTTTGAAATCGTTGAAAGATTCACCTGGCACCGCATCCTGCCCGTTGCCTGGAGGACGGTCGTCCGGGTTCTGGATCAGGCGGTCGATTTTCGTCCCAACCTCTTCGGGCATCCGCCCTTCGTACTTTCCCAGGTGCCAGGGCGCCAGGGCGCTGTTCAGCTGGTACGTCAAGGACGGATCGGCTTCGGTCAAGGCTTCAGCGGTCTGGGCGGCGCGCGCCACTGGACTTGCGTAAAGCACATCCAGCCCCCCACGCGCCGCTAACCGCTCCCCAAGGCGCATGGCGTCCTCAGAGCCTTTGGCGTTCAACCCGATATCCGAGTTGCCGCTGATGCGCTTCAGAATTGCTGGCTTGTCTTTTTTGGGCTTGCGGCGACGACGCGGCAGACGGAAGCGGAAGATGCCAGGAACATGCACGTCGGAGATGGTGGGCGAGTCCTTCAGGACCCAGGTCCCGTCGTCGCCGCGCGCGTACCCGGCTTCCTCGAGTGCTCGATACGCCTTCACGTAGGCGACCAGCTCCGAAGCTCCGCTGTTCAAATGACGCGCCACAAACTGCTTTAAGAGCGACTGCGCCTTCGGGTCCGGGATCTTTTCAAACACTGGGGGAGGGATAGTCGTCACTGTCGCTATCTCCGAAGTACAGGTTCTTTTTACCGATCAGCGCGTGGCAGTTCAAACATGTCCAAAGCGAGCGATTGCCGCCGCTGTAGTTGATCTCGTCGCCGTAAATGTTCCGCACGAACTCTAACCGACGGTGGAGGCAGAACACCTGGCGGATGGCGTGCCAAATCCTCACATTTTCTCCGACAGCTTTTTTGCGCCGCCGTTAGCCTTGACCCAGCACGATAAAAGGCGTCCGGGACTACCCTTCTGAACTGCCTCTTCCAGTTCCTGGTGATGTTCGTCGCAGAGCCGCGCCCACACTTGTCCACCTTCTCGAACCTGAGGATGGGCGGCGAGCTTCGAGCAGCCAACCCAGGTGCAAAGCGTGGTCACTTTTTTCGACGGAGCGGAAGGAGCGAAAAAACGACAATGGCGGCGATGAAGGCTAGGATCAGCAAAATGATCTCCCAGTCGGTCACGGCCGTACGTGCGTCGTCACCCAGCCTGACTGGAAGCCGAGAAGCGCCACCGCCAGAACCCAAAGCGCCAGGCCTAGGGCGGTGAGGTTGATGCGCGACGGAATCGCGAATGCGGCGGCGAGGAAACAGAAAAACGCCACCAGCATGAGGACAAAAGCAAAGAGACCCATGGATCTACTCCTTTCCTGCGGAAAAACTGCGGTGCTGCTGCGCAAAGCTCGGCGTATAAGCGATCCTGAGCGAGGTTTCCATGCTTACCACCGGCGAACGTGCGAAAAGGCTTTATACGCCAAGCTAGCGCTCCCCTGAAGTGTGACGCGACAGCGGGCTGTTTTAGATCGCGTTGCCCGGTCCCGGAGGCATGGGGTTGGTGGCTGCGACCGGTTTGGAACTGGCCGTGGTGTCTTGAATGGCTTGGAGTTCGGGTGTCGGATGCAGCATTTGGGTCTGCGTGCTGAACCCGGTTCCTTCCTCCACGTCGCTCAGTTCGATTTTGAGGTCGTTCTGAACATGGTCCACCACGTCGAAGATCGTATCCGCGGTGCGGATGACGCCATCGCGATAAGGAATGCGAGCGGTCAGAGCCACCCCGTGCGATTCGTGACCGCCCACCGCAACGAGAGTCCCGGAAGCCAGCGTGCCTTCCTCGGGCTGCGGATCGGGCTGAATACTGACGGCGGCTGGATCGGAAACGGTGACGCGAACCATGCTCACGTTCACGTCATCCGGGTTGCCGGGAATGCGGTAGCGGCAGCGGGCGTTGAATCCAAGCTGCATTCGGTCGGTTTCCGCGTTCTTCCGCGACTCCTCGTTGGCGAGCAAGTCGGGGCGAGCGGGACCGCGAATTCCGGACGGGGCCGGGTTATCGGTCGGCGGAGGAGCCGGAGGCGGTGCCGTTGTAGTTCCCATTTTGATTTCTCCTTTCGGTTAGCTGAATTGCAAGGCCGTTGTACAGCGGCAGGACGGATGAGTTGGCGGATGCAGGATACCGGGAGCAAATTCCTCATCCATGCCTGCCGTTTCGCCGTCGAGGTCTCCGCAAATGTCGCACTCGCGGTCGTCGCCCGACGAAATCCATACCCGCACCGCTCCATCTAGCAAGCCCTGGCGCTGGGCTTGCCGCCAGACTTCTTTTTGACCGACATTGCTGGCTCGGATGGATTCGGTGCGAGCGATCATTTGGGCTCGGTACTGGACGTAACGTTCCTTGTATCGAGCCACCATTTTGTCTACCATCGCCTGGTCTAGCGGCGCGTTGTTGCGGACGGCGCGGAGGACGGTGGCGTCGTGGCGTCCATCGCGCAGAGCCCGATCCAGAGCCGTCCGCATTTTCGACGGATCGGACAAGGCGCGTTTGTAGTTGGCCACCGCCCGTTCCTGGTTGGTCGTCAACCCAATGAAGTCGCGAATCTCGCGCGCCATCTCCAGCGGATGTCCGCCCTCGCTGAATCCGCGATGCAGGACATCTCGGATGGCTTCGATGGTGTCCTGCGTGACCTGGTGAATGAGTCCAAACGAATACGAGTCTACGAAGGCCACGGCGTCGGGAGACATGAGGTTGAAGGACAGGTCGGTGCTGATTCTGGTTGGCAGCATTTTCACAGCCGCCTTGGCTCCAGCCGCGACCGTTTGATTGATGGCGTCGCGGAACGAATCGAGGTGGGCCTGGAGTCCTTTGCCGCGCAGGGCGTCGGCGAAGTCTTTGTCTAACGCCAGAATGGACAAGGCTTCATTTACATTGCCTCGCTCCACCGCCTTCGCCAGCTTGTCGAGGCTGACTTTCTTTTTCATCGCGGCTACGGCGTCTAAGAAAGCCTTTCTCAGCTTGGGCTCCATGTTCGCCGCAGCATCGTTGATCGGGTTGGACACCGACTTCCTGACGAAGGTAACGGGCATCTAACGAAAGAGGAACAACAACGCCACCCACAGGATTTTGCAGACCACGTGCAAGGCTTGGTCGGCGGCGAACCCGTACCAACCTTCCGACTTGCAGAAGTCGATAACGATGTGGCAGGACAGTTCGGATAAAGCGAGGATCAGGTTATGCGTAATCGCCATCACCGCACCCGCGTGAATCAGCGCATGGGCGACGAGGCAGATTTGCCACGGCACACCAGGCAACGGCTGGCGGTGATTCTTGGCTCGGGCAAGGAAGTCCCCTTGCAGCGGGTAGTCGGCAACCGCATGTCCAACCAGCAGCCAGAACAGCGTAACGAGCGGAATCATTTTTATTTGCCGACGCGATTCGACAGCAGTAGGGCTAGCAGCAACAGACTCGCCGCTAGAAGAAGGACGATCATTTTTTAGGACATGAACATGCGGGACAGCTTCACGTTGGGCGGACGAGACCCGGATGCTTTGGAGTAAACGCCCATGTGGTGATCGAAGGCTTGGGGCGTTACGCCGTGTTCATCCAGGATCCCTTTGACCCGGCCCTTGTTCTCATCGTAAATGCGGTTGGCGGCTTCGTGGTTGCCTGCTGCCCGCAACGAGTTCTCCTTCGCGCGGTTTTCGTTCAGCGCCATGCCGACCTTCGCCGCAAAGTGCCCGAACTCCTGGTGCGTCATTCCTGTTCCTGAATGACGACCGCCGGCCATTGTGAAGCGTTGGCTTCCGCCTTCCGCATGTCGGCCGGATCCGGGACCACCCTTGCCCACGCTCGCGGCTTTGCGTTCGTGAAACGCAGCCAGGCGCTCGTGGCTCTGTTGCTTTTCTCGGTCACCCTTGGCGCCAAACGCCGACGCAGCCTCGCGGTGCATTTTCGCAGCGTAGGCGTGGTGTTCGGGCTTGTTGGTGAAGTTGGCGCGCGTCGAAGCCTGCCGCGCCGCGCGTTCGTGTTCGAATAACGAGGACGGAGGAGCTTGCCCACCGCCAGGGCGGCGTCCCGATCCGGGTCCGCCTTTTTCAATCGAGTCCGTCAACAGCAACGACGTTAGCAAACTCATCTTCTGTTCTCCTATTCCCAGCGCCGAACGGTGTCGGCGGTAGCCATCCTGCTGTGAAACGCTGCGGCGCGCTGGTGTCGCTGCGCCTGGTCTGCATGTCCGTTGGCGGAACGCTCGCGATTGCCTTCCGCTCGATAGGCGTCGGATGCGGCGCGGTGGGCGTACTCTGCCCGCTCATGAGCCGCCGCTGCTTCGCGATGCGCCGACCCAGAATTTTCTGAACGGGATCGTTTCGTCGCGTCCTGCGCTGCCTCTGTCATACGGCGGGCATGGATCGCCAGCGAACGAGGATCCGATCCGCCTCCCGGATGGCGTCCCGATCCAGGTCCGCCTTTCTCCACCGCATCCGCCAAGAGCAGGGAAGTGAACAAACTCATCTTTCGTCTCCCTTCGCTATCCTATCAAACTCGCGCTGGAGTTCGGCAATCTGGTCCTCACTGAACTTCTCCAGACCGACAAAGGCATTCCGCGCTGTCGAAACGCGGATCAGTTCGTCTAGCTTCAAATGAAGCGCCTTCTGGTTCCGGTTCTGCGAGGTTTGCAGAACAAAGACCATCAGGAAGGTAATGATGTTGGTGGGCGTGTCGATCAGAAACTGCCACGTGTCGGTGAAGCGCATGGCTGGTCCCGTGGCCAGCCAGACCAAGACCATCGCCGTGGCAATGAAGAAGGCAGATGGGGACCCAGCGTACCTTTCCGCCTTCTCCGCAAAACGATGGAACCATTCGCGCATTTTTAAAGCCGATTCAGTCGTCCGACCCCTCTTTGGGGTAGTAGTGAGGTCGATACTCCCGCTCGAACTCCGTGCAGTCCTTGTGCTTGACCTCTTCCGTTTGCCGCTGCATGGCGTTGAGCAGAGCCTTCCTCCGCTTCGGGTCGAAGATCATCCATTTGACCCAATGCACGACCATGCCAATTACCAGCATGATCGTTCCGGTTTTGATCGACCCGACCATGCGCATGTTGCGCTCGTGCTCGGTTTTCTCGGTCTCCAACCTGTCCTGCTGTTCCTGCTTCAGTTGCTTGATATCGTCTATGGCCTGGGTCAGGAGCCTGGCGTCTAACGTGTCGTTCAGTCCGTTGATGTACTCGACCAGTTCCTTGTACTTGCGGTCGGTTTCGATAATGCGATTGAGTAGCGCAATATCGGCTTCCCGTAATTTTTTGATCTCGTTCAGTTCGGCTGGTGTCAGCCCCGATCCAAATTCGCTCCTTTCTAATCTCTGCTTCATTTGCTGGACGATCTCTGGGCTCGCAACCCGGGGTGGTTGACCAATGAGCGGGGAGCGTTTGCGGTCGTCCTGATACCGTTCCGCTTCCTGAGGTTGCCCAAAGGCGTCTACAAGAGAAAGGAGCACCAGAGAGACCGCTAGAAAATGCAGCGTCCTCATGGTTGTAAAAAACTCTCACGCCACGCCCTCCAGCTGCCGCTGCGCCTCCGCCTGATCCTGAGGCCCTTCAGACCCGGCGGGCGCTTGTCCTGGAGGCAATTGTCCAGGCTGCGGTTCCCCTTCGGGATTCTGCGCCGCGGGCGGCATGGCTTCCTCGGGCGGCGCCTTGGGCAACCGCGCCATCTTGCGCAGGTAATCGACGGTTGGCGGATCCCAGAACGTCAACCCAGCCTGGGACAGCTTTTGCACGAAGTCCGCAAGCTCTTCTAAATCGCGGACGCCGATTTCACCTGGGATCAGGCGCGGCGCTTTTTCCAGATCCATCTGATTCAGCGCCATCAGGCGCGGGATGGCGTAGCGGTTCATCACCGCAGCCACGCCGTCCATGAACGTCGTAATCGCGAGCGAGAAGATTTCGGTGGCGGAAACGTGCAACGACCGCGACCCGGTGGGTGTCTGGCCGAATTGAATGAACCCGGCGAGCATCGTGTTCAAAATATCCTGATTGTACCGCGTGATGGTCTTGTCCGGGTCCGTCTGTTTGGCTCCGGCAGCTTTTAAAAGTTCCAGCTTGACCAGCGGATTGCCTTTGTCGTCGAAGGCCTGAGGGAGAACGACGCCAGCTTGGTCGTCCACGCGAATGTTCCGCACAAGAGTCCGCGCGGCGTTCTCACCACCCATTTGCCCAAGGGCCTCTTCGGTCGCATAGAGGACCGGCAACCCGCAGAGGTCTCGCTCGATCCCGATCCCTTCCACCTCTTCGATGCGGCGCTTGAAGAACCACGGGCGATAGCAGTTCCGCAGAATGGACCTTCCCTCCGGGTTGTTCTTCAGCGAGGTGGTGCGGAAGAGCATCAGTTTTTCAATTGGGAGAGTGCAGAGCTTGTAGTCGGGCGGAGCTAGCTGCTGCGCTCCCTGCAACCCGCCTTCCTCGTCCCAAACCCAGTACACGATAGACTCCTGGGCGCGAGGCGCGAATTTGCGCCAGCCAATCAGCCCGTCGCCAAACCGGGAGGCGTGCTTTCCGTTCATCCCCTTGCGGCGCTTGTATACGGTCTCGAATAGCGCGAATCCGAAGGTGAACTGGGAGACGCACTCGGCAATAAAGTCCTCCCACGTATGCGACATGTCGTCCATGCAGTCGCGGATGAACTGGGCGATGTTGTCGCCGTCGGGTCCCTTGGCTGGTTCGACGGACCATTCCGCTTTGCGGAGGATGGTCTCCAGAGCGAAGAACATCGCACCGATAACGGGATCGTTGTCGCGCATCTCGCGGTAGATTTGCTTCCACCGATTCCCGGACAGGTCAATCAGCCATTCTTCATTGACCGTCCCGATGCCGCGCATCCGATTCAAGCCGGACACGCCCAGTTCGTCGAAGGGACGCGGACGCGGCATGTCGGGCACGCCACCGCGACCTGGAAGAGCGACGGCGGCGCTATTGCCTAAAATGCCCATCCGCGACGACGCCGAGGGGATGAGTTTGGACACGCGGTCGATTAGCGCCATGTCACACGATCCTGAAAAAGACTGCGGCAGAGGATGCGAGCACCCCAGGCGGAGTCATGACCTGGCCCTCCGCCGCAGCTCTGGGAGAAGCGGAACGGGAGAGTACGCAGACAACACCCCAGAGATTCAAGCCTCATAGAATTTCGTTTGCTTCCCGGCGAGGTCGTAGCACCACGAAACCACGGCGTGGGTCGCTCGCACGTCGATATGCAAATAGTTGTGGTGGTCGTCCACGCCCAAGCCTTTGATCTCGGGAACGCGGAGGGCGATTTTGTAAAGCTCGCGGGCGGTCATGCCCGACACCTTCACGTCCGCTGCCAACCCGAGGAGGTGCTGGGAGTTCTGGACGCCACCCACGGCGCGGTTGTGAATCGGACACCGGTAAGCGTCGTCCACAATCACAGCCGTATCGGCTCCGCGTTCCTTCGACACCTCGGCCCTGAATGCTTCCAGGGCGCGGACGAGTTCGTCCCGGACCCCTGACCGCCCGCAATGATGGCAAGCGAGTTCTCGGATAGAGAAGTGCTCGCTCACCATTTCTTCATTCGACGCCATCGCCTTCGCGACCTCGCCAGCCTGATTCGGCGTTTCACGGATTCCCGGCTGGACGGTCGGGAGCAGTCGTCAATGACGGACCCGGAATCGTTCCGCCGTCGCTGCGCGTTCTACCGCCTTCCGCTGCATCCGCGGCAGTGGGATATGATGGGGCCGGCGGCGCTTGCGGCGGCGGCGTGACAGTCGTGGTGGACGTGGACGGGAAAGGCGGAGAGGTAGTCACGGTGCCCAATCCCGTAACAGGACGAGGCCCAGTTCCGGCTCCGCCAACGTTGCGCGCCTGAGCAATCGTAGTCCCAGATAGGTTGTCGGCCTTCGGACCCGAATCCGCTTTATTCAAGGCACCCTCCGCCTGCCAGCGCTTCACTAGCCCGACCGCCGTTTCGATCAGGCAAGAGATCAGCGCCACGTGTTCTTCAGGCACCGTTTCTCCAATCTGACACGCCGCCGTAATGCTGTCCATGATGACCGCCTTGCGGTTGGGACCTGGAAGATCGGAATGCGTTTGCTGCAACTGCCGCACGGCGTTGGACACGGACGGGGCGTATTGCAGCGCCAATAGAATACTCTTCGATGCAGTGGACATTTTTTCCTCTTCTATTTCACCGACATTAGATAAGCCAGGATCATCAGCCCGACGCCAGCGCAAATGATCGCAGCAGGTTTCGAAATCATCGCTATCCCGGACAGCAGGATCAAAAAACCAATAGCCAGGAACAAGTCCCGGTAGCGCTGGTACCTGTCGAGTTCGTACCACGCTGGGCGCGGCGGAGGCGGAACTCGCCTCAGCGGCGCTTGCGTTCCTGGGATCGTTCCCAGATCCTCGGTCTCGGCTGGCGGATTGGGTAGCTGTTCGGCTGGGGTCATTCCACACCTTATAATCTGCTTTCACTAGCTCCTGGGTAATAGCGAAGTGCCTCGGGTGGCGATATTTCCCTGGGAAGAGCATGGTCTATAAGCGATCGGAAGCGGCGTTCCGGCTGTATTCCACCAGTTCCGGCGTCGGAATCGAGCAGAACCAGAGCAAACGCGGAGCAGCGGGTGGATTTTCGCGGCGGAAACAGAGATTATTCACGAAACCTCCCGCTCCCACCCCCAAACTTGCTTGGAGCGTTCGTGTTTCCCATCCGCCAGCCGCTTCCGGAGTGCAGATTGTCTGGCGTGTCGGATCCTGACTTGGTCACGGAAATCATCTTGAACAGGTGCGGCTTGATCTCCCAGGTCTTGTCGATGTACGTGACGATGTACCGCGTATCGTCCATCCCGTGGTCGTATTTCTTGATTGGCTCCTCGCCGATTCCTCGCTTGCGCGGTTTGCCTGCCGTCGCGATATCCCAGGCGTAAACGTCGTATTCATCCTCGGTCGAGGTCGGGAGGTGCTGGCGGAGGAGTTCCTGGTCGAGTTCGATGACCGAATCGCGCATGTACATCAAACGCGGTTTGCCGTCGTCCTGGACTCGCAGTCTCGCCGCCACCGCTTGAATGCCAGGGCTCACAGACTTCCACGCCGCCTTGGTTGGCATCCCGAGGTACTTTTCTAACGTCGCTCGGTCTTCGGCGTCGTGGTCGCATACGATCAGTTTCGGTTTCGGATCGTATTTCGTGACCTCGAGGATCTGGCGGGCGTGGTCCTCGACCAATCGTTTTGTGTGGTAGATTTCCTTGTAGCGGATCAGGCGCCCGTCGGGGTCCTCCGCCCAAGCCTGCCAGACGAACGGATTCGTATAGCCAAAATCAATCACCCAGTACCGCGGCCAGTCGGGTGGGACTTGATCGCGGTCCAAAGGAACGTTGGGATAAAAGCGATCAATAATATGGACGGCGCGGTCCCAGACGTCCTCGTACACCGTCCCTTCCGCCGCCGCCCACTGCCCGAGCCGCAAACGCTTGTAGCGGACGCCGGTAAGTTTATCGAGGATCTCTAAAACGTACTGCCGCCCTCGCTCCGTCCAGCACTTGTTTACCTCGTCCCACAGTTCCGGGTTATCCTCGTGGCGGCTTTCGAGCAGTTGCAGCATCCCGGTGGCGGCGCGCGTCCGAATCCAGTGCGAAGGCGCGTCCGGGTTGCAGTCCGCAAACAACGATTGATACGGCATCTTCCAGTTGCGGAGCCGGGATTTGATGTTCTCCCAATCGTCCTCGGTCAGTTCCTCCGCCTGGTTGACGTAACAGAAGTCCCACTCTGACGAATAGATTTTCTTCGGGTCGTCGATCCCGGCTACGGCGAATATCGAGCCGTTGGGATAGCGGTATTCCTGATCGGTCGTGTGGAAGGGAACGTAGGTTGGGGTGGGGAGGACTTTGTTTTCGAACGTGACGATGCAGGACTGGTTCATGCTGTTCCGCGTCTTGCGCACCATCAGCCCGCGCGCGTTTGGATACTTCTCCAGCATCCAGTGCGCTTTTTCTAGACAGCCGCGAGACTTCCCAGTCCCGGCTGGTCCCGACAGCACCCATTCCGGGATCCTTAGGCTGAAAATTTGCTTGATGGCGCCGCGCGGCTTGTAGTCGATGAACTGGACGCTGCCAGGGATCACGCCGGCGTGTTTTTGCGCGAGGAACTGTTTCCGCGGGATGTACTTTTGCTTTTTGGGAGGCGGAGGGGCGACGGACTTGGGCACGGGAGGGTTACCTGAAGGATTTTTTTCTGGCTGGGGCAGCAGGCTTCGAACCTGCAACCTCCGGAATCAAGGTCCGGCGCTCTGCCGCTTGAGCTATGCCCCAGGAGTGGACGAGGATGGGTTTGAACCCGGTGGGCGTCCGATAAAAACGAATCACCATGCGTCCCTGCGGCTGCGAGGCCGGAACGATCCAGCTTGGGTGCGTCATGAAAAGGGGTGGCCCCCTTTGGCCTCGCTCGCCGCTTGCGGACGGGTCAGCACAAGACCTTGGGGGGCATAATAAGCGGTCATGCTTCCTCGATGCGGATGACCGCGTACGGCGGAACGTAACGCTTGATATGCGGACGGTGGCGGTACCGGTTCGGGATGCCGTCGCCTGACAACAGGAATCCTTCCGACATGATCTTAGAACAGAAGCCTTCGAACGTCAGATCCTCGGGAAGATCGAAATGCGCAGATTCGGGCGCCGCAGGAAACGAATATCCGCCAGTCGAGGCGCCAGCGGAATGAAAGGTAATCTTGACCCTGGGATGCGGAGCCGGCGAGGACATTGGCGGAATCTAGGTCAGGGCTGCGGTAACAGACGACCTCATGACGTTGAGTGGTCGAGACCGGCGCACCATTGTCGGCCTCGCATCCGCTACGCGCAGCCCTTTCCCCTTCTAACGCCCGAGGAGCCTGCGGAGGAACGCTAGAAGAGCTTTAGCCGCCGCCGCGCTACGGCGTCGGAGCGGAACCCGTGTCGGGAGTGGGACTGAGGCTTCCGCCGTCGGTGGGAGCGGGAGGGACTGGGACAGGGACTGGATTGCTGGCTCCTTTCGAAGCGATTGCGCTAAGAAAGGTGGCGTGCTGGTCCAAACCGTCGGACACGGTCTGGAGACGATCCGCCAACCCGGTAGCCTGGTCGATGAGGTTCTGCGGAACGTTCGCGTCTTGGAGTTTCGAAATGAATTGGTCCACCTCGTCGCTGATTTTCTGCGTGGTAGTGGACAGGGTCTGGAGGTTCTGACCCGCGCGCGTCGTCGCCTGGTCGATTTTGTTCAACGCATCCTGCATCTGCTGTTCATTGGCCATAATATTCCTTTCGTTTTCTAGGATCTTGTCAAGGGTGCCTTCGATGCGGTCCAGCTGTTCCTGAAACTTTCCTGCGTTCTCCGCCAGCGAGAGGAGCGCCTCGAGCATTTCCTCGGCGGAATTAAACTGAATGGTCACGGAGATCATTTATTTGCCCGCCCGCAGCCAATGCTCTAACGCCGCATTGTGGTGGGTATCGTACGCAGCAAGGTGCTCGCGTCCCTTTTCCGACAGTGTTCCGCCAACATGCACCGCCGCCTGCAAATGAGCGGTGGCGGCGCGGGTGTGCAGCTTTGCTGCTCGCTTATGCGAGGACTTGTCAATAGCCCGTTCCGAAGCCCGAGCCGCAGCGGCGGATGCGGATCCTGGGAGTTGGCCGGAACCGGGACCGCCTTTCTCGAAAGCGTCCGCCAGCAATAGAGAAGTGAAAAGACTCATCCTTGAATCCTCCCTGTCCGCTCGATCCGCAGCCGATCCGCCATCACCGCCTGAGCCTTTTGCGCTTCGATAATGCACTCGTTGGGGTTGAAGTCTAAATCGTCGCACCAGCGGATCGTGGATAAGATCAGATTCCCGAGTTCCTTTTTCAGCGCGCGGTCCCAAACTCCAGGAAGCGACCGCTCCCGATCCCGGTCTCGTTGCAGCCGCGCGATATCGCCCAGGATCACGTTCAGACAAACGATGATCTCGGGCAAGGTCATCCGCTCCGCCCCCCAGATTTTGCGAGCCGCGGCGAGGAGAGCAGCGATGGTCATTTTATTTGACCCTCTTCCGCTTCCGGAACGCCAGGACCGCCATGTCCGCCGCTTCGATAATGTGGACGATATGCTCCTCCTGGTCGCAATTCCGCGTAATGATCGAACACCACAAGCTCTCCTCCGCTTCCGTTTTGAAGATCAGCGGATAGCGGGTTGGATCGTCGTCCTGGTCCTGGTCCTGGCGGCGAGGCATTCTGTTTCAGATATCCTTTTCGTCAACACCGACAACTCGCTTCACCAACTCCACCTTGCCGTTCAACTGCACCGAGTCCGATTCCTTCCAGCCAGCCCGACACTTGAGGACGAAGATCATCATCGTTTTGTCCCCTGACATTGCCGCCTGTGCTGCCGTCTGCGCGATCTTCCCGAACATCTCCTTCGGGTAGCGGTAGAGTTCGTACTCGTAGTATTTCCGCATCGTCGGGACCGAGATCCCTTGAGTGCCGAGACACTTCGCAATCTCCTCTTCCTTCAATCCGAGGATCGCTAAATTTTTTACCGTCTGCCGATCTGCCTTCGTCGGCTTGTATGGGGCCTGGGGCATAAAACCTGAACCTGTTTTTTAATAGTCTAAACCTTCCCGCCGTCCTTGAACTCGATCCCGAACGTAAGCGGATCCCGAACCCGAATGTATTTCGGGACCGTGTCCTCGTGCGTCGTCACCTCGATCAGGTTGTAACCCTCGAAATAAGAGGCGACCGTCTTATTCAGGGTTACCGTGTCGGGCGGGAGAGGAGGACCTTCCACCTCCCCGATCTTGCGCCACTGCTGATCCTTGTCCCAGAGGTAGAGACCGACCCTTGACGACGGCGCAGGTTCCGGAGCGACTAGCAGTTCCGCAGAATGGACTCCGGGTTGTTCTTCCTTTGCCGCTACCGCGTCCTTCGCCAGCCATCCAAGCCCGACTGCGGACAAGAATTTTCTGCGATTGAATTTCATTTCTTTTTCCACTCGCCGCACTCCGTTACCGCGTGCGGGCATTCGATAGAACAGCGGGACGTTTTTCTGTGGATCGTCAGATCCGGGCGCCGCATGGAGAACACCACCGTCCGATGATTTGGGTACCGCGGCTCGTTGCACAGATCCGTGGGCTTCGGGCGCGGTTTCATTTTCCTATATGGAGGCGCGATTACCCGGCCATGCGTTGATGGTTTCAAGCGGACGGTCGATTTCGGAGGGGCACGTCAAGGCAGGCACGTCTTTTAGTTCGCCGTCCACCCACGCCTTGCGGGTCGCGTTCTTCTGACCGGTGAACGCGATACCCCACGCCTTGCGCAGTTCCTGCCATTCGGGGCGCCTGTCACAGTAAACGCACTCTCCTGGAGCATGCAACACCTTGGCGTCACAATGCGGAAATTGCAGATCCATTTTGTTTTTTCCTTTATGCAGGGCTTGCCGCGTCCCTGCTCGACGGCCCCTTTGAGTACTAGCTCAGGTTCTCATGGCTGTGAGGGACCTGTAGCCGGAATCGTTGAGGGAGCGCCGCCACCTCGCTGATTCCCTTCTGAATGCCGCTCCCCGTCCAGATTTTCTAAAAGCGAATCGTACTCGCCGCGCATGACGCGCCTTCGGATTTCGCGTTCCTCTTCCACCGACAAGACCGACACCGTTTCGGCGTCGCGAATGATCCTGTCCGCCAATTGCTCTCGCTGCGCCATCACCAAAGGGATGTGGAAGGAGAAAGGCTTCACGGCGGCGAATTGTTCTGCCTCGCACCAGCCGCAATTTGGACCGACGCATACGGGCAGCGGCTGGCGAAGCTCTCGAAGCTCGTCCCGCATCGTTCTCAGGATCTGTAGCGCGTTGACCATTTCAATTCTCCCTGTGCCACCTGATGAAACGCTCGCGGCGCCACTTCGCCAGTTCCCAATGATGAAAGAAACGTTTAATCAGGTATATTATGTGGAACGCCGGGCTCGCCGGTGCCAGATTCGATCCCCCGACCGTCTGGCACCGTTGGGATTGCGCGCCCGAACTCGTTACCACAGTCGCCTGCCTTCTAAGATGGCTCGCTCGTAGGCTACGGCGTCGCGTCCGCTCTCGCCCTGAATAACGTGTTTTTCGATCAGGTTCAACATCGTCCGTTTCCCAAACGAGCATCCCAGACTAAAGCCAAGACCGAACACCGTGACCGGGATCACCCAATAGACCCAGAACGGCATCGCGCTTATTTTTACGTGTAGGCCGTTTTCTTCAGCAGGTTTTTTGCCCGGTAGTATGCCTGGAACGCTTTCGCCCACGCCTTCGGGCAGGATTTTTCCGCGACCGCTTGCCGGTTCTGATAATCGCCCCACAACTCCATGATCGGCTCCAGGGCGTCTACCAACTCTTGCAACGCTTCGTGGTCTTTAGGATCGGCGGCTGGTGTCATAACGTCCACTCCGTGACGGCTTCGGAACCAAACAGCACGCGCACCTTGCCTCGAGGGACCGAAATGTCGAAGGCGAACGGGATCCCGCAAAAGACCTGGAGCTTGATCCCTCGGCGCTCCTCCTTCCATACATGCTCGGTGTCATGCGATAGCTCGTACCGCATGTCCGTGTTGAAAAGGAGAATGGTGTCGGGTGGCAGCGCCGCCGCGTTTCGCTTGTGCTCGATTTCGCGGACGAGGTTGGCAGTGCTCGTTGCAGTTGTCATGCTTGTCCCTCTGCCCAAATGATACAGATTCCTATTTTGCTTGGGCTGCGACAGGCGCCGATTTTCTGTGCAGCCACATCATCGCCTCTTCCATCTTCAGCAAGGCCATGGCGTACTCGCGACAGCCTGTGGGCCCAGCCTGAGCCGAGCGGAGCCTGTCAATCAGGACAGCCAGGACCGATTCGTTCGTGACGCCTTCGTGGTCGCGGTCGGCGAAGTGAAGAATGCTGGAGCCTGAACTATGCTTGAACTGGTAGATGCGCGATAGCGTCTCACCGACGGCGGGTTCGTCTAGCACGGTGACGGTCGGCTGCTTGGCGATGCCCTGGTGGTCGTTGACGTTGCGCATTTTTTCCAGATCGCTCCTAGACGAAGGTTTCTTTATTTTCCGGTGAGAACGCCGCGCAGTGGTACGGGTGCGGCTCGTATTGCCCGGGAGCCCATTCCAGCCACGTGCGGCTGGCTTCGGACGAGTAGGAAGGTAGCGGGCGGTTTCGCGGCTGCGAAAGATGGTGGGATATGCGGGAGAAGAACTTCAGCAGGACGTAGGAGAGCTTGCGCTCGTTGCCTACCCCCACCGCCAGTCCCTCTTGAATCAAGGCAGGCAGGTCATCCTGCGGGAACGGGATCGGCTTTCCGTCTGGCGTGCGCACCGTTGGTGGGTTGTCGCCGCGCCAGTACCGCAGGTAATGAAGTGTTTTTTCTCTGGGGAGAATCATTCCACGCGCCCTACTCTCAGGCTGTTGATTGTGGTGTACTTCGGGACGGATCGGTTCGCAACAGCCTGGGAGCAGGAGGTGGAATTTCAAAGCCAGGACAGTGAAATTCGAGAGACGCCGCTTACATCAGGAATTTTAGGGACATTTTCGAGGTGCTGTCAACCAATATTTGCATACCGTCAAAATCCTAACATTTCAAGGACTTGCGGCAGACAGCACCTCGACGTGTACTGCCATGGGTGTCGCGCGAAAAAAGCGGAGCCGCTCAAAACTGAACGGCGCCGCGCGGTTGTCAGGTGAAGGTGGTGCGGTTGCTGGGACTAAACGCCTCGCAATGCTGGTGGTGATGTTCGAAGCTCGTTCCAACCTGTTGCCAGGTCTTGCTGTCCTCAGCGCGCAATGAATGATACGGTCGGTAAACCTTCAGGGCCCTCAGGTGGGAAACTCGATTTTCAAAGCGAAGCTTGATGTAGCTTAGACGCCGACGGTTGCCGACGCCGTAGGCAAGATCCTGTCGGATCAGCAGTTCGAGATCGTCCGGATTTACTTGCATAGGGGAGCCCGAGGCGAGCCGAACTACTACGTTTTTGGCGCCATGAATCCGCAGGTAGTGTAACGTGCGTTCCTTTGGTAAAATCACGAATTCCTCCCAGGCGAATGGGCCCGATCCAGTCGTGCCTCCGAACCGGGATCAAAATGGTGAAAAAATAGCCGAGGCTTTCCCGCTCAAGACAACAGCGGGCCTGGAGAAAACGAGGAGCGATTGCCAGGGCAATTTGACAGGGAATTGAGCCCCTCGGTGTGCAAAAAATTGTAGCGAAACTCTGCACTTTGTCAACTCGCGAACGTTAAACCATTCCTATAGTTCGGCTAGAGTTTTGCAGAGGGCGCTGCTCGCGTCTGCTCTGGCTATATTGCGTTCTAAAACGGGAGAGGTAGGAAAGTGGGGGCTCGACAAACTCCCCCACCTTTAGGGCTGGATTTCTTTTTCTAACGGCGGGCCGCTGCTGTCATACGATAGACGCCCACGTCGCGCGTTTTCTTCAGCAAGCCGTGACGCACCATCGCACCGAGACGCTGAACCTTGGCGGAAGGGTTTTTGTCCTTGAAGTGGAATTTATTGAACAGTCCGCCGTTCTCCTTGGCGTAGTTCAGAATCTCCGTTTCCGAAGCCTGTCCCTCGACTTGAGGCGGTGGGGCGTCGGGCAGCACGAAGTCGGGCTTGACGATTTCGATTTTCACCTGAGCATTGTCAGGCTGCTGGGCAGGCACCTCGACTTCGGGAGGTGCGAGCAGTTTGGGCTTTTTCTGTCCGTCTCTGCCCAGGTAGTACGTTTCAGGTTGTCCCACGGCGCGGCGAATCGCATTCATTTGCCTGATGAGGCTTTCGCACGCCTGTTCCAGACCTGGCAATGAGATGAGGTTGTAGATTGGGTCTTGTTTTTGGGCCATCGTTTCTCCCGTTCTTCGTTTTAAGGTTGACCGGCTATTCTGCCGGTTTCGTTTCAAGCGTATCAGAACTACTCGCCCTCCGCCGCCGCGTCCATGTTCGTGTACGGTCGAATGGACAGGTAAACCGAGCCCATTCGAAAAAGCGGACCTGGCATTCTGTTCCCAAGATCCAGCGTCCACTCCATCCCATCCTCGTCAATCAGCGTGATGGGATTGTCCTCCACACCCAGCAACCGCAACGCCTGGGTAAGCTCGTTAGCCGTTACGCGGACTTTCATTTCCGCCGGCGTTCAAGACAGCGTGAAAAAAGAACTCCGCAAACAACTCGGCGAACTCCTTCGACCTCGCGCCTTTTCGCACCAATGCTGAAAATCGCGAACTGCCCAGAAGAATCAGCGTGATAGGAGTTTTCTCTGTACCCACCGCCGCCTCCAGCGCCTTGATCAACTCGCCTGCCGTCACTCGGACCTTCATTTGACACCTCGCGACCACCGATTTACCATGCGCAGAAAAATCACCACGACCACTGCCCAAGACACCGCCGCCACCGAAATCGTCAACGCTTCGATCATCGACCTCGCTCCTTTTCGCACCAATGCTGAAAATCGCGAACTGCCCACCCGACCAGCACGCCGCCTGCGAACGCTACCACGACCAGCACAAATCTCCAGAAGGCGTCCGTCATGTTTTCCTCCACCCGCACCAATTGCAGCGTTCGCAGGCTGGTGGATGCGTACAACCATAAACGACGTGCTCAATCCACCAGCCCACGTATTGCAGAGCCTCCTCCATGGATACATAGCGCGTCCGCTGCAAGTCGTCGGTGGTGCGGTTGGACGGGCTACTCTGATATTCCCATTCCAGCAAGCGATTGAGGACAGCGCCGCCTTCGATACCTGGCTCCTTAACCATCCATTTCCAGGACAGGTCAGCTTGCTGGATGCGTCGAATCTCGACGGCCTCTGGGCGATACGGACGCGACAGATACCCGAGGAAGCCCGTGCGCAGATAATAGGCATGGACCTCAGGCTGGAGGACGGCCACCGCTACACCTCCACGACCGGGAGGGCGTTGAACTCGTCTAGCGGCATGGTAATCGCCAGTTCCGACGTGTCCGATATCGCCACCATGCAGCGAACGTCTGGGCCGTCGTTGTGGACAAGCGAAAACGTAACCGGGAACTTCGTTTCCTCCGCATAGCGCCGCGGATCGAACGATCGCGAGTACTTGGACATTTGGAAGCGGTTCAGGATTTTGATTCGTTCTTTGGTTCGGGGCATTTTTCCTCCTCGGGTTCGACTAAAGACAACCGATAACCTTTTTCTTCCAGCAATTCGAGCAGGCGGGCTGGTACGTGCGTCGTCCCTTCCTGAATCATTCGCTGGTAGCATTGCGCAAGGTGGCCTTCCTCCTCGGGCGTTTCAGCGCGGAAGGTGAGATCCTCTTCGCCGTAATTGGACGTTCTAGCGACTCTCATTTTTGGGCTCCCATCCGTTTGACACGCCTTTGTACTCGGATTTGCAATCTGGACAGACGAACACCTTGCCTGGAACGTGTTTTGGCTGGTGGACGAAAATGCAGCGCCGCGGGCCAATGACAGATCGTCCGGTTTTTGCATCGCGGAACGTTCGCGGATCGCAAGGCAAAAGGTAATCTTGACCGAGGCTCATTTGCCCGCCACCTTTTTCTGTCGTCGCTGCATATTGCGGATGCGGTTGCGTTCTGCTTTTTTGCCGTCCTCGTATCCGTCGCAATAGGCGCGGCGCATGTACCCAACGAAGTTCTGGTCGTAGTAGTCTGGCGTGTACCCTGCCCCAAACACCGATACAGCATCAGCACGGTAGGCGTCATGCGTTTTCTTTGGTGGAAACGAATCCGCCTGTCGCACCTTTACAGGAAGCGCTTTTCCCTGTACCCGCCCCGCCACGTCCTCTGCGTCCTGCTGCGAATCGAATCGGAGGGCTTTGGTGTGACGACGCAGCCACCGTCCCTGCGAAGCCAGAAAATAAACCTTTCCATTTGCTAGCGAGGACACCACCCACTTTGTCGCGCTTACCCACCGAATCATTTTTTGACCCTCACCTTCACGGGCGCGCAGGTGCTACGGTAGCGCGCGATGATTTTATCCCGCATCTCGGGAGCGAGCAGCTTGAACGCCTCTGCCGCCTCGCGTTCCTCGTCGTTCAGCGGCCCAGAGGTTGCGAAGGCTTGCTCGTACTCCGACATGCCAGGAATACGTCGCAGGTCGAAGGCATAGATTTTCTCGACTGGAGGTGGCGGCGTGACGATTGGTTGCGGTTCGGCGGGAGCCTCGCGTTCTGCCGCCATGCGCTTGATATCGTCGATCATGTCGGACAGCGGGTTCCAGATCGGGTCGGCGGTGGAGCGCTCGACCTTGTCGCGAGAGGGCGCGTTGAAGCTCGAATCGTAGCGCGGCCTGGTTTTGACGGTGAACGCTTTTGGCTCATGCGCCCTCGGGCACCAGCCTTCATGCCCTTCCTCTTTCGGGAAGCGCTTGCAATTCGGGCAACGCTCTTCCGTTGTTTCGCGCGTCCAGTTCCCGCTTTCGTCGCGCTTGATGGGCGCATACCCACCACTGGAATAGGTCGTGTACCCGACGCGATTGCCCGCTCCCCCGCGATACCCCATCCCGCCGCCCGTGCGCTTGGGCTCGGAGTAGTCGATTGGCGGAGCAGCGTCGGCGTCGGCGAACGATTCTGGCATCACACCCGCCGCCACCGCGTCCGCTGCCTCTTCGAGGTGTGGGATCAATTTGTTCAGCGCCTCGCGCATCTCATACGCAGCGTCAAACGCCTCGCGCCAGTCCCCGTTGCGCGCGGCCGACACGCCGCGATTGGCTTGGCTGGCGAGAATGCGCAAGCGGTGCGCGGCTTCGTTGCGTGCGATTATTCCCATGTTGCACCAGGCCTGAGTTGATCGGACAACTTCACAACACGGCTTCCAATCTTGTCCAGCACCAGCGAACGCGGCGCGGGACGCTGAAGCTCTTGGCGCACCTTCGCTAATTCGCGTTCGATGCGCAGAACGACAATTTCGATTTTCGCTTTTGGAACGGTCGTCATGATTCCGCCTCTAAACAATTATGAGTGAAACTATAGGCGCTGTCAACCGCCAATCGCGGAATCGCGGCGCAGGAACGTCGTCGGTTGCCAATCCCACCGGTCGCTATGCGTCACGGTCGGGCGGAACAGGCGGAGGCGCAACATCGACTCCCAGCGTTCAATCAGCGCCTCGAACACGCGCCAATTGCGGTAGTATTCGTCGCCCATGAACACGGCGCGGTAGCGGTCGTCGTTCTGGACCTCGTTCACCGCGTCCTCGCCTTCGTGCTCCAGCACCGCCTCCATCCGCTCTTTCCACTCTGCGTCCGAAACCAGTTCGTACTCGCCGCCGTCGCTGCGGACGATGCGCTTGTATTTGAGCCAGTTTTTTAGTTCGTCCACGTCGCCCGTTCCGTGGGCACCGTCCTTCGAAATCCCGTCACCGTGATACGCAAAGCGGATCTGGAGTTCGCAGAGGGTGTCCTGGGTGCTGTGGCTGAAAATGTAGACACCTGCGTCCATCGACATACGCAGAAAGGGGGTTTCGGTCAATACGTTTTTCATCGTCTGGATCCTCGCCTCATTGTACAGATTTAGTTCCCGCTGTTGTCCGCCAGGATTTCGTGCTTTTCCCGGTTGATAAAGTCGGTCAGGATCGCCTGAGCCTCGCTCACGTCAATCCCTAACTCTTCCAGCCATTCTTCCGGGATCTCGATTTCCAGGTTGATTTTCACATGCCCTCCAAGCACTTCAGCGCGTCCACCAGCGACGTGCAGTCGATAGATTTGTCCCAGCCCGGACCGTCTAGCCACCAATCGCGGCTCGTTCCGCCCGCAGCCTTGCCACCCTCGATTCGATACTCGACGCCGTGGCGCTCGACCGTCCAACGGCTGCGCGATACGCGCTTGAGGTTGGACAGGTGGTAGAAGAAAAACAAACGTCCGTTGACGCGCACCTCGTAAGCCATTTACTTTACCTCCGCGACGAACGCGCGCAGGCTCTCGATTCCCTGACCGCTGCCCTTGGGCTGATACACGCCGGTGTAGTCGCCGAACGGCTCGCGGGTGTAGCGCTTCGCCTCCCACGTCATATCGCTCGGGCTGAGGTGCAGGTGCAGCAACCGATCCGCGCGAAGAATGTACACGTACTCGTCCAGGCCCAGCCCGGCCAGGATCGGGTCGGTGGCGGTTTTCAGCAGCCACCCGTTTTCTTTCAGCAACTGGCTGAAGGGGTTGGTTCTCGTTGTTTGGCGTCGTCGCATGATTTATGCCTCTACGTTTGAATGGCTGCGGATCGCGCGGTTGTTTTCCAGCCACACCGCGCGGAGCACCTTCGTTTTTGCTGCGCACTCTACGACCAGAGCCGTCGCATAGAACACCTCGTCGGCGCGCTTTACGTCGCTACCGCTCCACAGATTCCGCGTTTGCTTGGCGGTCCCGGAGGCGTCGCAAATGTACAGCTTGATCTCGATCAAGGTCGAGGCGTAAAAACGCCCTTTGATGTGGTCGTGGCGCGCAACGTCGCCCACTTTGAACGTCGTCCCGTCACCGCTGAACTCGGTGGCGATTTCGGCTTCTCTGGCGGAGTTGAGGCGGATAGTTTCGATGCTCATGGTCGGCTCCCTTTTTACAGGTTATTGATTTTCTTCGCAACGTCAGCAGCAGCACCCAAGCCCTGCGCCAACTCTTCGTCAGACAGTTTCGGCGCATTCTTCAGGAACGTTTCGAGAGCGTTGCAGAGCATGTTGGAGGCAACGCGCTGGGCTACCTCGCGGCGATACTCGATTTTCGCCACCTTTGCGTCGATAACGCGATTCTTGGCGATGCGGTCTGCAAGGCGCTCGGCAGGCGTCATTTGCGCGTATGTCTTTTTGGCAGCGGGCTGTTGTTTGCTGTTCACGTTTCTAATTATGAGGGAAACTATAGGTGGTGTCAACCCTTCCGACCAAAAAACTTCCAAAAATCTTTGGCGGAATTTCAGACCTCCCCCACCGGGCGGAATATCCCCAATTCCGCCAAAGGGTTGCCTAAAATACCTAAAGAACCTCTCGATTACGGGCGAGCAGCCTGGTTCTGCTCGCTTCCGAAGCCGGAGGTGGAGGAATACAGCCGGAACGGGTGGAGGAAACGATTCTACCGCGATTTTCGACGTTCTGGGACAGGAGGCACGATTCGCGCAGCACCGCTCATCAGGTTAATGCCGAAGCCAGCGTCACAGGTTGGGCAGCGTTCGATCATTCACCCTTCACCTCGGCGGCGACGTTATCCTTCCGCGCCTGAAACTCGAACGCCACCACTGATGCGTTTGGATTGTGGCTGGAGGGGCGGAGGCATAGCATTTGATCGTGGGTGCCTTCGGTGAACAAATGCACCGTGGCGCCATGCTCCGCTGCACCAAAGGAATCAAACTGCTCATGCCAGCCGCAGGAACAGAGCACCGTGTATTGAACTCTTTCAGCCATTGTTCGTGTTCTCCGAGATCAATTGTCGCTGTTTTTGCAGCATGGCGAGTTTTTCCAGTTCCAGCGCGTGGAGGTCGATTTCGAAGTACTCGGCCAGGAGTTCGTTGATGGGCGTAAAGATCGAGGCTAGATGCGCGTGCATGTCGTCGGTTTCCGGGACCCACAGCGCCAGTTGGATTTTCTTTTCGTTTCGGAGCCAGTCGATGAACTCGCCAATCACCTGGGACTCACGTTTGACCTGCGCCAGCGCTGTGTGCTGCGGGTAGGGATCTTCGGCAGGCGGTTGCGGTTGCGGCGAATGCCAGGTCCGGTTTTTCTTCAGAGCCAGCCGCTCCTGACACTCGCAGCCCGTCTCCACGTTGCATTTGGGGTAATGGGTTGACAGCCCGCGCGCGGCTCGGCGCTCGAATATCGCGCCCACCATTTTCGGATCGCAGTCGAGCCGGCGGAAGCGGTGCATTCCGTTTTCGCGTCCCAAGTACTCGACCGGGATCTTTTTTCGGAACATGTACAAGTCGCCAACCTTCATGTATGGTCCGTACATTTTTGGTCTCCTATTGATGGAACTTCAACTGGGCTTGCTCGTCGCACAGGAGCGTATGCTCGCTTTCGAACCGCAGCCGCGAAAAGATCGACGTACCGCACTCGGGACAGTGGGAGGGCAGGCGCGGATTGACCCAGCACAGTTGCTGTCCGCAACACGGCATCCGAAACAAGCGGAATTTCACGTTTTCGGTGTGTTGCGCCATTATCCTAGCTCCTCGATCAACGCGCGCAGCGTTTCCTCGGCTTCTGTGTACTCCTCCTCGCGCTGGTCGAGGTTGATCTGGGCTTTGGTGGCGCTGCGCGCGCCAGGGGCCTGTCGAAGTCGCAACTCGGCGTTCACCAGCCGATTCGACGCGGTAATGAAGCGCTTGGCAGCGCGGGCTAGCATTTTCGTTTTGTCGTCCTGCCTCATGTCCGATCCTCCTGATAACGACTTCTTGACTGTGACGCTGATAACGTCAGGAGTTGCTGCGATCCTTGCGCAGTACTCAAGGACTGCGTAGAGTGCAGTTTTAGTGGGACCGTCAGTCAGCACCTTAAACGAGCGCCCCGCACCGTTCTGCCAGCCCACCAGCCACTCCTGTTTGCGCTTCACGGCTTCCGCCTCCATGATTTGCGATTGAACAGCCCGGTGCCTGGGATGCTGAGGTTGCGGTAGATGCGCTTTCCGTCGCCCGTAATCCCTACCCGCGCACCGCGAATGCCAGCCGAAACGCCGACACCCTTTTTGGAAACATTCAAACGGATGCCCAGCGGCAACCGAATCGACTTGAAGAAATTCCACGCCATATTATTCTGTTCCTTCCTCACCTAAACCGCCCAGCCCTTGAATGAAAGCGGCGATAGATCGCAGCAAGGCGTCCCGCAACTGCCTCTCGCGAGCCTCTACCTCCTGACGCGCGGCGCGTTCCGCTTCGAGCGATTCGCGCATCTCATGCACCGAGTCGCGCAGCAGTTCGAGGGATTGGGCAAGGGCTTCGTGCCGATCTGTCAGACGTTCCAGCCTTTCGTCAATCGTCATTAGTCCACCACCTCCTGGCAAGCGATATGCGGAACAGAGAACCCAGCCGACTGCAAAGCGGTCAGAATCGCCTGCTCCAGAACCTCTGCCGTCAGCCCGTCAATCGAGGACATGACCGTCGTATCGACGCTAAACACCCGAGGCTGCGGAGCAGGGCGCCGAATCTTCACCTGTCTATGCCCGGCCATTGACCGCCTCCGTAACCCGACGTTCGAATTCCTTGCGTCCCGCTAGCGCCGACGAAAACCCATGCCGCCCGACTTCGACGCCGGCAACGAAATGATACAGATGGAAGCCTGGCTTGACTTCGGGCGTCTGCCAGAGTTCGTAGGACTCGTTGACGCCGTTCCACCAGGTGAGTTTTTCGGGAATCATGCGACCTCCACTTGCGCCTGGCTCAAGCGAGTCGCAAATTCGAGCGCCCATTCCTGAAACTCAGCTTCGTCCATTGCATTGAGGTCAGGAAGCGTTTCGATAACGTTCCCAGCGTCGTCTACCACTCGCAGGTTTTTCATGCGACCTCCTCGTCATCGTGGCGCCGGTCAGCGGCTTCCTGGCAATCGTCGCAAAGGCGCGGCGTAAACTCGAAGTCCTCTTCCAGGTCCACAGTGACGGGACGCTGGCATTGCGGACATTCGGTCGTTACGCTCGAGGCGTTCGCGCGTCGGATTGGTTTCCGTTGCTGCATGTTCTTTATTATGAGGAAAACTATAGGCGCTGTCAACCGCTATTTTCAGCCGCAATAATGGGCTGGAATCAAGCGATCCCAGCCCGGTTGTTTAAGCGGCTCTGCGCAGCAGGCAGTGAGTGCAGGTGCAGGGTGAACCAGGAGGCAGAATGGCTTTTAGGTAGGCGTGCAAGGCGCGGTCGTATTCCTCCGGGCTCATGGAGAGTTCGCTGGCTGCAAGGAAGAATTTGCGACGGTCGCGGTTGCGATTATTTTCGGAAGTGGCTCGGCCGGCCGTTTGCTTGAGGTCGGTCGTCATTTTGGCACCTCTCTACTCGCATTCTGCGGGATCCGAGGGGAAATTGCAACCCGACAGTTGACTGAACCCAGAATGCTCGCGTTAGCTCTGGCTCTGCTGCGTCGGAAGGAGGAGAACGGAAGGGAAGAGGGAGGGAAGGCGCTACGTTACGCAGCAGCGCCTTTGCGCTTGCATTTTTCGCAGAGGTGGACGGCTCGATTCAAGCCCTGTTTTACCGTCCACCCTTGCCGGCACAGTTCTTTGGTGGCGTCGTTCAGATTCGAGCCGCCGATTTTCGCCTGAGTAAAGCAGTCGTCGCATCGAAAGAGGAAGCCTATCAGCACAGCCCACCTCCTACGCCTTTTTTCTGGGCGCCACCTTACCAAACGAAATGGTCAGCGCGTCACCCGCCACCTTGACTGGGTAGTCGCGCCCGGGTAGAACTTTGCCCATTTTTTCCAGCAGCGTTCGACACGTCACCACCACCGAACGCGAGTCCTGGGAGGTCACGTAGGGGCGGCAGTTGAAGGCGTCCACGTCCGAAGCCTGATCCGTTGGGACGACGACGAACCGCAGCCGCTTTTTCTTTTCGTCCACCAAAGGACGCAGCGTCACCTTGGTGTCGGTGTGGAAGTTGTAGTCGGGCTGCTCAAGCGCTTCTCCCAGCACCTCGAATGGAATGGAAATGTCGGCCCCGGACTTCGATATGCGAACGGTGCCTTCTGGGATCCGTGGACCGCGGCGCGCCCTCGTCAATACGAAGCCTCCTGTGGTTTGTGGTAGTGTGCCCATGTCCTGTTATCCGCTCCTTCGGACTGGATTGCAGCCCTCCGCTTTAATTATTAGGTAAACTATAGATTCTGTCAAAGGTTCCTCGAAATCTTTCGTATTTTTCATCTGCGCCGGCGATAAGGATAGGGATCGGGTAGCCCGATCCCGCAAATGTAAAAGTTCCGTCACGCCAGCGCCGCCGCCGGATTAGCGTACTCGGTTGGGTCGGGCACGTTAGCAAGATGGAAGGCTTCGATGCGCTCCACGCAGGTTCCGCACTTTCCGCAATGCACCGGACGCCCTTCATAGCACGAATACGTATCCTGGAAAGGGACATTCAGCTTGGCGCCGAACGCAACGATTTCGGCTTTGGTGAAATTAACGAAGGGGCGAACCACCTCCACCTGATGCCAGTCTGCCAAATACGCCGCGACGTTCATCGCCGCGCCGAACTCGGGCCGGCAGTCTGGGTAAATCGTATGGTCGCCGGCGTGGGCTGCGTACGCTACTGCGTCGGACTTGGTGCTGATCGCCCAGCCAATCGCGACGGAGAGCATAATCATGTTCCGATTGGGAACGACGGTGACCTTCATGTTCTCTGCTGCGTAGTGCCCGTGTGGAACAGGGATCGACGGATCGGTCTGGCTCGATCCGCCAAGCAAATGCGTAATCCCGGTGAGGTCTGCAAACTGGTGCTCGATATCGAGAGTCTTGCAGATTTTCACCGCTTGCTGAAGTTCGTGGGCGTGCCGCTGCCCATAATTGACGGACAAGGCGCGGACGTGGTGCCCCAAATCGCGCAGGTGGTAAAGGAGGACCGTTGAATCAAGGCCTCCACTGTGAACAACGACGTATTTCCTCATGGCTGATTGTACAGAGGTGGGCGGAGTCTTTCATCCCGCTTTTCGGGCTACCACCATTGCCTGTGCCCTGCACCTAGAATGCTTCGTCGCCGTATTTAGGGCCATTATTCCGACGATCCAGGTGCAACTCGAATGGACGCTATTTGCCAAGCAGCTTTTTGCCCTTCGCGGTCAGGGTCATGGTGTAGGTTTTGGATTCACGGTCGTACTCGATCTTCCAGAGTTTTTCCTCCGCGCCGCGTTTCTTCAGATAGAACGGAGGGTCGGCCGGGTACTTGATAGCCAGCCCCTCGGAAAGCTCCTCAATCGTGTGCGGCTTTTCGTCGGAGAGACGCTCCAGGTAAACCGCCATCGAAGATCCGGGACGATACTTCCCGGCGATCTTTTCTCCACCGCCAGTCCCGTTAGCGGACGCCGCAGCCGCCTTTGCCTTGGCGGGCTTTTTTGCGGACTTCGTTTTTGTAGCCATATTGTTTAGCTCCTCTTTCGTTGGCTGTGATCCCGAATAGCTGATACCCAGGCTCTTTTCCAGGCACTGGTTCGAGCAGAACTCGCCGTCGCGTCCTTTGTATCGGACCAAGGTGATTGGTCGCCCGCACCCGACGAGATCGCATTTCCTGGTTGCATCGACACCTCTCCGCATCCAGACGCTACGTTCGGCATCGGTCATTAGCATACGGATATCTCCGGTAAACTTGCAAGGAATTCCGCACGGAAATTTTCTCGTTCCGCGCAGCGAAGGGCAGGAACCTGAGAGATGACGAGTCTCCCAGATCCCATGCCGGCGGAGGCGTAACTCACCGGTTGCCCTCGCTCTCCCTCAGGATTGGCGGTGCGTCCTGAGGAAACTCAATCACAATTCGGTCCCTGGAATACAGTTATGTTCCAGGACACCAGTAACCGGATCTTTATTCCACCGTTCGCCGCCAACAAATGCAGCCCCACCGCAACGTTCGCAGTTAGCCCGAACCTCATGTGGACGATCTGGACCGCAGTACTGCACCCAAGGTCCCAGACGGTGACCACGAGCCTCAGCTAAACTCTTAGCAAAGGCTTTTCGTTCGTCAAAACTGAGATCCCGCACATTCACGGACGGAGTCTCTTTACCGTTGTCGATCATTTCTTCTCCTTGGGCAGCGGGTGGATTTTCAGGTGCTTGACGCGCATGGGCCCATATTGATCTTCGTAGTCGCGCGCCTGCCCTCGAATGTCGCCGCGAAGATCCGCGGCGCTGAGATCGTCGCTCACCGTCACCAGGTAGCGGACTTCGTAGGTCTTGAGTTTGGGTCGTCGCCCCCAGGTGCGCCTCATCCGCGCACCTCGTCCTGCGGGCGGCGAGGACCGCCCAGCGACAGCACCTCGTTCCAGCCGGCAATCGCCTCGTCGCGCGTGGCGTGGGGCCCGTGGAGTTTGATGCAGCGGCGGTCGAGGGTGCGGTCGCTGCGCACGATAACAGCGCCGTTTTTCGACACCACCCACCATTCCTGTCTTTTGTCTTTGGCTCGCATGATTATGCTCCTCGCACCTTGAAGCGCTTCACCGAGCGCAGGATGGGCGACGCCTGCACCCAATCGACGGCATAGCGCGGGCTGGCTACCACGTCCTTGATCTCGTAACGCGCATCCGCGCCGCCAACGGCGTTCACGCCGCCTTCCATCTCCAGCAATACGTAAACTTCCATCGCAGGTTCTGACATGTTTTTCTCCTCTACCGAACCCGGATCCCGTACACCACGTGCAGCACCTGACGCAAAGCGGATTTTTGCTTGGGCGTCAGGTCCTCCTCGTGGCACACGTCGTCAAACGCTGCCTGAGCACGGTCGCTAGCAGCGATCCTCAGGGCGTGGTCGTGCATCCGCTGAATGAATGCGTCGGTGGTGGTCGTCGTCATATTCGCCTCCTGAAAAAAGAGGGCCGGTTGCCCGGCCCCTGTCCTAGTTGAAGATCAGCTGGACGCCGTGCTTATCTTTCCGCACCGTCCACTTGCCGTTCTTCGCTCCGTCCTTCCCGATGTAGTACGGGCCGTCTTTCGGGTACTTCGCGCCCGTGCCCTGCGCGATTTCCTGCCACGTGTGATACTTCTGGTCGCTGAGGAACTGGAACGCGATAGCGTTGTTTGTTCCGGGCTTGTAGAGTCCGCCAACGAGCGGTCCGCTGGACGCAGGAGCGGAGCGGGTGGGCGTCGTCGCAGCAGCGCCGGGCTGCTGCGCAGCAGCGGTCCTCGTAACAGCAGGCTTCGCCGCCTTCGCACCCTTCAGAGCCGTGTGCATCCCGGCGAACAACGTCGGAAGTTTTGCGACAACGGCTTTGGGATCGAGCGCCGGCCCGTTGTTTGTCGAGGTCACGCCCATCGCCCGCGCCGCGTACGACACCTCCGAGAAAATCACGTCCAGCGGACCCTGCCGCTGCAGGACCTTCGACAGTTCCGCGACGTGCTGGTCGCCGAGAACGATTTTCACCTCGCCCGCGTCACCGAAATCAATCGCGCGCGGTTGCTGGCTCTCGATTACCGAAACCTTCAGGTTAGCGCCGCCAAACGCCAAATTGAGGAGGTTGACGACGGCTTGGTATTTCGCTTTGTTCGCCGCTTCCTGAGCCTCCAGCGCCGCCCGGCGCTTCTGATATTCCGCGTATGCGTCCACGGACGACGGCAGGTTGGGCACCGCGTCCTTCCAGACTTTTTCGAGCAACTGAACCGTAGACTTCAGCGCCACTTCCTGCTCGTGGACGAGGTTCGTTCCGTTCGCTTGCGAACGGGTCTTGGTAGCCAGATCGTACAATTTTTGTTTGGACGGATCGAGGCGCACGTTCTGGATGAAATACGGCAGGGCTGCGTCGTACCACTGCACCGCCGCCGTGAGCGCCTTCACGCGATTGGTCGGAGAGGCGGCTAGCAAGCCCTCCAACGCCTTTTTCAGTTCCGCTGTCTTGGGTGCCTTCAATTTTGCTGCCATCGTCGTCAACGCCTCCTACATGAAAAATTATGACAGAAACTATAGGCCATTGCAACCCATCTTCCAATTATTTTTTGGCTACCATCTGCGCCCCCTCCGGTCCGCGAATGATCGTCCAATGCTTGGCGACTTCGGGATCGCGGGAGAGGTTGGCGGCGGGATCTTTCGGGTACTTGGGATTGATTGCGCGGAACTCTTCCCATTCGTGCAAGCGCCCGTCCGTCAGAAGATCGAACGCTTGCGCCAACTGGGACCCAGGACGGCAGGGATTCGCGAGTTTCGCTGCGGATTGCCCCACCCGCGCCGCCGCGACTTTTGCAGCCGTCGCTGCCATCTTGGCTGGCGCAGCAGGTGGCTTGGGCTTTTTCGGTTGTTGTTGCTCCTCAGACGATTCGACCTCGACCGCTTTTTCCTGCAGGCGCTGGCGAGCCTTCTCTTTCCAATCGGTGGATGGCATATTGTGTCCGTGTCCGTTTCGTTCGTTTTTGCTGGGCTTTTTTCGGATCAGGAGCGCCTGCTCCCAAAGACTGCGGAACGACGCCTCACCGCCTGACGCGAACAGGCGGCGGTTGTGTCCGTCCACCGCCACCCGCGCGCCGTTTTCGTAGACCAACTCCTCCATCTTGTCCGCAGCCCGTACCGCTTCGATTTCGGTTGGAGACAGAGTGGGTGGCATTTTGTCGTTATCGACCTCCGCGAAAGAACGCATACAGCGCCGACTGCCGCGAAAGCATCGCGCGTTCCTCGGGCATCACGTCGCCCCGCGCGCGTATCGTCCCGGCGCTGTCCTTTATCACCGCGCGCACCTGGTTGCTTTTCACCGACCGCTGCCAGACTAGCTGAAAGCCGCTACCCAGATTCTCCGTTTCGAACTCGGGCAGCGGCGCGTAGCTCTGGTCCACGGTCGCGCGATTAGCCAATTCCGTCTCCCATTTATGGCGGTAGAACGCGCGGTGGTGTTCGCGGCAATGTCTGATGATTTCCAATTGATCGAAACCCGAGTACACGTGGTCGCAATGGGCGCACTCGCAGGGCTCTGTCCGCGAATACGGTTTCCCGTCTGGGCGCGGCTTCGTCCAGCGTGTTTCCGGCGCCCACGTTTCGACCCAGATGCCGTCGGGAATCTGGGAATTGGGATCAAAGCGGATCGCTGCCCAGACCGTACCTGGAATCAACGAACCGGCGGGCGGCTGCACCTCCACCGACCAGCGCCCATTTTCTGTCAGACGAGGCGCTTGGGTAATCGTCGCGCGTTCCCGCCGAATGCGCGCCTCTAGCGTGACTGGGAAATAGCAAAGGGTGATCTGCGTGCCGCTGCGCAGCGCCAGCAGTTTTTCGCGCAGGATCGGGTCAGATACCTCTGTGATTTTCACCATTGTCGTCCCCTCGGAAGGGCGGCAGCGTCGAACCGCCGCCCTCTGTCGGTTGCGCATGATTAGACGTTAGCAGGAGGCGGGAGCATCTTTCGCTCGGCGGCGGCGATGAACTTCTGCGCCAGGTCCTTCACCTTTTGCACCTCGACAAACTCGCCGCCCGTCTCCTCGCAGACCTGCTTGAGGACCGAGGTGATATCCTCGTCGTTTTCGCTGGTGCCCTTGATATAGATGTAGTCGAACACCACACCCAGCCGCTTCATTTCCGGGATGAGGCTTTTCACGCGGACAGCGCCGTAATCCAGCCCGTCCGAGATCAGGACGAGGTGATGCAGGTTGACCGGGCTCGGCGCCTTTTTGCAGAGCCGCATCGCCGCTTCCACCGCTGCGCAGATATCCGTCCCGCCAGCCGGCATCATGGACGACACCGCCGCGACCAGCTCCGACTGCGTGCGGGCGCCTTTGGTGTGCGGGTTCTGGTCGAAGGTGATGACGCGAATGTCGGACTCGTTGTACTTCGCGATGCGCTTGCGGATCTCCGACGACGCGAGGTCACGAACCACCGCCATCTTCGACTTGCGCGGTTGCGAGGACAAGGACAGGACACCGAAATACTGGGTGAGATCCTCGCGCAAAATGAAGCCCTTGATCTCGTCGTCGGTGGCCGTTTTCAGCCCGGCGCAGCGGAGGGTCAACTCGTCCACCGCGTCCGCCACGTCCGCGTCGGGACCAATCTGCGCCTGCGCGTTGGCGACCTCGGCGTCGCAAGCAACCAGCTTGGCGCGGATCGCCTTCATGTCCCATGCCCACTGGGAGAAGTCGGTGTCGTCGATGATCGTATCGCCCATGGAGCCCGACGTATCGAAGAGGAAAATCAACTTCATGAGGCGGTCGTACACCTCCTCGAGCTTCTGCCCACCGCCAATGTTCAGCGGGTTCTGGGTTTCGGGCTTGTTGTTCTTGGCGAGCACCAGGTCCTGAATGTCGCTGGTCGGCGCCGCGTCGTTCGATTCGGGCGCCACTTCGCCCAGGTTGTCGATATCGAGGAAGAAATCGTTTCCGTTGCTCATCGTCGTATAGCCTCTCTGTTTCAGGCGCTTTGCGCTGCCCGTCACATGAACAATTCTAGGAAAACTATAGGTGAATGTCAACCCACCAACCTAACTTTTTTCCAAAAATTTTCTGGCAGCGCAGCGCCGCTCCGGGTTTGTTCTGTCTGCACGGAATCATCATACAGGTTCGGATAAGGGATGCAAACGGAGGAGGGGATTTTCGGTCAGATTCGACGTTCGGAAGATTCCGGCGAGCAGCCGGGCTGCTCCGGGCGCTGCTGCGTCGAAACGATTTTCCGGTAGGTAGCATCCAGAACGGAAAACGATCGGTTATACGTCAAAGCTGCTCGGGCTGCGTCAAGCCGTTTCTAGATTCGGGGATGTATCCCCTTTAGGATTCAGGGGTTAGGTTTTCGTCCAAATTTTTTGGCGGCTTCCTCGAATTCCTCGATCAGGATTTCCTCGATCAGGTCGCCTTTGGTCTTGTGACGATTCTCCGCTATCGCCGCCGCGCGCGTCTCCTGGGCCGTCTCGACGCTGGCACGAAGATTGTCTACCTTGTCCTCCGCCAGCACCTTGGCGCGCGCAGCGACAGCGTATAGAAGATCCTCTACCGTGCGTAGCGTCGCCGTGCGTATCGTCGTCATGCGTCCTCCCGGACCGGGTTCATTTTGTAGCGCCCAGCCTTCCAGGCATGGTTGGTGCGGCTGCGTCCGTAAAATGAGACGCCCTTTTCGATCAAAAAGTCCGCCGCCTCGTCCACCGACGCTGCGACTCTCGCGTCCTTGACCGACAGGCTGGCAATAGGATCGAAGTATCCGTCCCACCCGAGGTTCCGCGCTTCCTGAATGATAATCCACTGCACTCCGCCGTGTATCGTTTCGAAGCCCAGAGACAGCATTTTTTCGACTAGCATAGCCGAAGGGTGCTCTTTTGGTTGCCCGTTGCATTTCGAGCAAGGCTTGGCGGCGACGCCGCTGGGTTGGTAGACGTGTTCGCGCATACGCTCAATTATGAGGGAAACTATAGGTACGTGTCAACCTCAGAATCCAAACATCCGTCTGCCCAGCTTGGCATTCCAGACAGAAAATATTTCGTCATAGATGCCTTGATCGCCCTCCACCCGTCCGTTCAGCAAGTCCTCGATGCTGATAAAACGCGCGGCGAGTTTGGCGCGCTGGTCAGGCGTCAGGAGGTGTTGCTTGATAATGCGGACCGTGTGCTCCTCCGCATCTGGGTACAGGAGATTGTGACAGACCTCCTCCGAGAGTCCGCTCGTTTCCATCAGCGACTGGGTTTCGCGGCGCATTCTTTCCTGGGCTAGCTTTCGCGCGCTTGTCATGCCGTCCTCACCTTGTCCCACAGCGCCTTGGCGTCGTCGTAGGTCAGCCTGTATTTTTCCTCTAGCGCGCTGACCACCGACCACCAGCGCATCGCCGCTTTTTTCGGATCGGGCTGGGCGATGAGGATATCGCGACGATACCAGACAATGTGGTAGCGCTTGGTCGTCTGGAGAACGAGTTCGTTCGGGTGGCGCAGAGCGCCGTACGGCATATCGTCGTAGTCGCGCCCGGTAATCACGTCGGTGTAGCAGACACGGTTGCCTTTGGCGTGCCGCTCCAGCACGATCCCATCCAACCCTTCGCGGCGCGCGTCCGCTGCTCGTTCGTCGCCGTACGCTCCTTTAAGCGCTGCCAGGTAGCTTTGGCGCTCCTCTTCCGCGACACGTCGCGCGGTGTGTTCGTCAACGGCGGCAGGGCTACCGCCCGAGTAACGCGGTAGGACTTCAAAACTCATCGGGATGCTCCTTTTCCCATTCCTCGGCGAGGCGCTCGTCCTCGAAATACTCCTCCACCATCTGCGCTTCGGCTTCGGCCTCCGCCTTCAGCAAAGCCTCCACCTCCGCTTCGAACTCGGGCTTGATTTTCCCGGTTTCGGCGTCGATATGTTCGCAGCAGTCGTCCGCCCAGGCGTTACATAGCGGACAGCGCCAATTGCCTTGCGCTGGACCGCAAGACGGACAATGGGTGTCGCCGCACAGGCAAGGTCCGATCATTTCGTCGCCTCCTCGTCGGGACGGATCTTGCCCACCCGCACCATGCGCGCCCTGGCAAAGTCCAGCGCCTTGCTGAGCATTTCGTCGCGCAGTTCGTCGTCCACTCTCGGCTGGAGGGCCTCTCTCGCCTGCTTCAAGCCAGCCATCGCCTCGAGCGGTCCGACAGGACGATTGTGCGCCTGACCGAAGCGCTCCACGTCCAGATAATCGAGGTCGATAATGATGGTCATTTCGTCACCTCCGCCGGCGTCATGGGCTTGCCAATTTCGACGTTATCGTTTTTCACCGTTGCAACGTGGACGGTGTGCGGAGTGACGTATTCGAGCCCGCCAACCCGACTCACCCGAACCCGCTCGATATGGATTTCCGCTTTGCCCTCGAACCCAGCGAACATCATCCCTTGGATGAATGTCAGCGCGGGCTGGAAGGCGACATGGGCGACGCCGTGCCCAATGCTGACCGTCGCCTCTTTCAAGCCGCCATGCACGATAACGCGACTGCGGTACGTCGTTCGGAATTTCGTCATGCGACCTCCTCGGAAACCTCTCGGTTTTCGGTGATCGTGAGGCAGAGCGGACCAGCCTCCGCCTTTTCTTCGGGACTCAATTTGGCGTCCTCTTCGAACATCCCGCGAATGACGGACAACACCTTGTCCTGTGTCAATTCGCAGTACTCGCCAGCGTCGCCGTCGTTGACACTGAGGGTGTAGGTCGGCGTTTTCACTTCGTCTCCTTTACATGGCGCCAAATCGCGCCTTCCACTACGCCGCCAATTGTCGATGCATGGACGACTTTCAGCTTGGCGGCGATTTTTCGGTAGCTGAGTCCCTCGCCGTGCAGGCGTCGAATCTCCTGCACAAGCGCATCGGTCAGTTTATGGTTGTATTGCCGCTCACCGCGCGCATGACGATCCTTGCGGCGTGCATCGGCGTTGTTATCTGCATAGGTACCGAGGAACAAATGATTCCAACGCACACAGAGGCCGTGGTCGCATTTGTGGCAGACGAGGACATTGGAGGGCAGCGTGACACCGTATTTTAATTCCCAGGCTGCGCGGTGAGCACCGACTTCCTTCGCTGTACCGCTTCCGTCCGACTGGCGAGTGAGATACCCGTACTCACCATTGACGTGTCCTGTCCACTCCCAACACCTGCCGAGTTTAGGAAGCCGCAGGGCGCCCTTTTTGTTCACCTGTTCCCAAAACCTGTCGGCGAATGGGCGCCCTGAAAACTTCGGTCGGCTCATGGCTACTTCGACACCTCCATCCGAGCCGTGTTCCGTTCCTTGATGATCCGAAACCCACCGTTCTTCCGGCCGTGATCCAGCATAAACCACACCAAGTCTTTAGGCCAGCGGGCCTGCGGCTTTTTGTTCAGTTCCTCGTACGTGTGGTCCTTGCCGTCGCGCATGATCTCGAAATAGGCGTATTGCGCGCTGGACGGGCGGAAGGGATTATCGAGCTTCGCCAGACGCGCCGCGCCCTTGAGCCCGTGCCCGTTCGTCGCCGCAAGGCGCTTGGCGCGCGTTGTCGCTGCCGCCACCATGTGCTTCCCCGGCCCCGTCGGATTCGCATCCGCCGCCTCGGGCGTCGTCGCCACCGGCGCCGCTTGCTTCCCTGCGCAAGCCGCGCAGAGCCCATCCGTCCGGCGCGTCCGCGCCCCGCATCCCGTGCACTTCACCCGCTTGCTGTTGTTCGTCGTCGTCATTGTCGTATGCCTCCTGGTTTTTTCTGTCCTACTTCAAATCGAGCCGCTGATACTGCCGCTCCCGCAACGGAACGTGTTTCCCGCCCATTGCCCCGTTCCAGCGTGTTGCTGACCTGCCGAAAGCCCTCGGCTTTCAACGCCTTCGCCTGCTTGCGATATTCCTGGTACGTCATGGGCGACTAGCCCTCCGCCTGCTCGGTGTAGACAACGTACACCCGATTGCCAACGATGGACGCGAAATGATTCCCGCCGTCCTCAACGTTGCCCTGCGCGGCTTCCGCCTGCACGATCCCGAGGATCCGCTTCACCTGGCGAAGGTCATTCTTGGTCGTCGCCCAGGTGCGCGTGTGATAGTGCGTTCCGCTGCACCCGCAGCAGCATTTCCCGTCGATTCCCGAGTAAGCGCTGGGAACCGCTTCGGGCTTCAGGGCGTTGAGAACCGCAAGTCGTTCGTTGGTGATCGTCATTTTGTCGCCTCCTGCTTACATTCATAATTCTAGGGAAACTATAGGCGAATGTCAACCCGGAAGCCAAAAATTTTTTGGACTATTTTTTTCGCCAGCGCGAATGGCCGCGGATCATTTCGTCGCGCGATTGATACACGTCGGCAGGACGGATTTTGCTGGTGTCGTAAAGGCCCAGGCGCTCGCCAATCTGCATTGCCTGCGTCCAGATCCCGCGCCGAAGCGCATACAGAATGGAGCCCGCGCATACCAGCCGATCCCGCACTCGCGGTGCGTCGGCGTGTTTATGGCAGGGAAAGATTTTTCCGCCGCCCTGCTCGCCCATATAATCGGCTATTTCCGCAGCCCGACCAGGCATGAGGTAGCTCTGCCCTTTGCGGAAGGGGCATTCCTTGCAGACAACCAGCGTATGGATCAGTTTCATTTTTGGTTTCATTTTTGGGTCCTCAGAAATTGGACAACTTGGGGGAATTTTTCGTGCAACGTCTCCAGCGTCCGCTGCCCTTTCCGCTCCTGATCGCAAGCCTCCTGCCAGAGTTTTTCGTCGCGGAACTGACCCACCGCCCGCTCGATCAGGTCAACGAGAATGGTCGGTTCCAGGGCGTCGAGCTCCCCCGATTCGTCGCCGTATTTCGCTCGGTAGTCGGCATAGCGGCTGTCGGTGGTCTTGGCCGGGTTGGGCGGCGGGTTGTAGCGTTGAATCTGCACCATGTTCAGCGCGATCCGCATAACGTGAACTTTCGTTCCGACGAACAACGACAGCCGCGAGAAAATGTCCCGCGACATGTCAATCCCGGAAGGGTCGTGGTCGCCCAGATGGACAATGTGAACCTCCTTGCCGGCCTCGATTTTCCTGAGGAGCCGCTGTGAAGCCTCCCACATTGCCGATTGCGACGTGTAACCTTTGCAGGCGAAGTACCGCACGTCCATCGGTTGGCAGGCGTGATGCAACACGTCCTCGAGGGCTTCCTTTTCGACCCAGACCTCCACGTAATTCTTCTGGTTCGCCCATTTGTCGATGGCATACTGATTGATCGTGTCCTTGATGATTGACGACGGCTTATCCCAATGTCGATTGGCGTAGGAATTGCGCCCTCGATCCACGATTGCCAGCCAATCAATCAGCCCGGCCATGCGCCCGTCGTTGATAATCGTTCCCAGTTTATTGTAGCTCTCCGGGCGGTTGACGACGCCGTTGGCGTCAGCCCAGGATTGCGGAAGGAGGTCGCGCGCTACAAACTGGTAATAAGTTTGGCGTAGCGTCAATGTGTAGCCCTGCCGCGCGTACTCCGCAATAATCCTGTTTGCGGCGTCTATAATCGCCATTTTTTGCGGCGAGAAATTTATGTCCTCGTACTTGATCTTGGGCACCGTTAGACCACTTCCCCGATTTTCATTGACTCGCCGAATGATCGTTCATCCAGCGCGCGTTCTCTCGCGCCGTCGCCTCGTCGTCGCAGGTGTCGGTGTGCACCCACTCTCCATTTTCTGGACGCACGAACCCGACCTCCCAAAGCCCGCCAACCAGCGGACGCGCTTGGTATCCTGGAACGATTTTAGGACGCAGCCAGACCTCGCCGCCGGCTTCGTAAATGCGCGACAGCGGCGGGCCGAACTCTGGGTGCTCGCGGTCGTAGTACGCCAGCAACTCCTCCTCGTTTTTGAATACCTGGTTAGGCACACCGATAATCCGGTCGCGCGACACTAGCAGATTTTCCGCGCCATACCGATAGCCTGAAATGATCGCTCCGTCCGCGTCTTTCATTCACCACCCCACCCATCACGTTTCGCCTCGTATTCGGTCATCACCCAATACGTGCGGCTGCGGTTTTCGCCTTCGCTTTTGTACTCGTAGGCTCCGGGACGCAGTCGTCGCGCACGCAACCGCCCGCAGCAACGCCCCACCACCGCTGCCACGGCTTGGTACTTTAACGAGAATTTTCCCACCGTCTCGTCCATCGTAAAAACGATCCAGGTCAACGCCCACCTCCTTAGGCTCCCAGCGTCAGCTGGAAGCCCTCCTTCGTCCGATTGATCGTCCAGCCCATCGAAGCCGCGTCCTTCGCGATTGCGATTACCGAATCCTTGGGCCATTTTGGGTTGGCAGTTTTCAGTTCCTCCCACGTATGAAATTGGCCGTCGGAGAGGATATCGAACGCTTTCGCCGTCTGCGTACCCGCTTTGTACGGGTTACCCTTGGGAGCAGCGGGTTGCTGCTGCGGAGCAGCCTGGCTCTGCTGCGTCGGAGCGGCGGGAGCGGGCTTCGCAGCCTTCGCCGGCTTCGGAGCAGGAGCAGCGGGACGCGCCTGACCCGTCGCGTCCGCAATCGCCTCCTTGCAGACCTGAATCCGCTCTGCGCCGACCTGCTTGTGATACTTCAAAAGCATTTTCGCGGCGACGAACGCCTGACGCGGGCTGATGGAATCCTGAGCCGCCAGCTGGCGCCCGAAGTCCGTATCCGTTCCGTTGAACCCGACGTTATCCTGCATGTGCGCGCCGTCGCAAACACCAGCAACAAGGCGAAGCGCCTCGTGGATCGCGGCGATTTGCACCGGGTCGTTTACGACGGGCTTAGAGGGCGGATTCTGGTTCACTGAACCCGTTGAAGGAGCGGTCGTCGGCGCAGCAGGAACGATGATTGGCTGCGCAGGCTCAGGCTTGCGGTCGAGTGCGTCGAAGATCACCGATTCCTTCGAAACCAGCTTGTGCGCCATCACCGCGTCCAGCGAACCCTCCAACGCCAGGTACTGCGCGAGGACGGCGTTTTTCTGCCCGATGCGGTTGCAGCGATCCTCGCACTGGCTCATGTTCCCGGGCACCCAATCGAACTCCGCGAAAACGACGTTCGAAGCCGCCGTCAGCGTCCAGCCCGTGCCAGCCGCCTGAAACTCGCCAATGAACACCAGGCAATCGGGATCGTTCTGGAAGCGGTCAACGTTCGCCTGGCGCTTGGGCACCGGCACGCGGCCGTCAACAACGACCGAAATGCCCGGGAACGCAGCGGCGATAGGATCGAGCACGTCATGATGGTGACCGAACACGACCACCTTCACCCCAGCGTCCACGAACGATTGGATGTGGTCGATAACGAGCGGGACCTTCGCCACCGCCGTCTCATGACGGAGGCGCGACATTTCGGTGAACGACACCTGAACCGCCGACTTCAGCGCAGCGACAGCGGCAGCGTATTCCGCAGCCGTGAGGCTCGGTTTCTGGGTCGCAGCGGGAGCGGAACAGCTCTGGTGCCAATAGAGTCCGTCGCGGCTCATGGCGGCTTCGACCCGGACGAGTTTCCCGCACGTCGCGCAAGTCGTGGTATCGTTTGGTGTCTGCGTCGTCATACGTTAATAATTCTAGGGAAACTATAGGTGAATGTCAACCCGGTTCCAAGGATTTTTTGGAACTATTTTTCCGCCTCCAAAATCGACAAAGCCCGCTCAACCGTTGCGACGTTCACCTGGCAAGTGCCTGGGTGAATGCGGTGGATCATGCGCACCAGCGCATCGGGAGATACGTCAGTGAACGCCGTAACGATACGGCAGAGGTCGGCGGCGTTAGACGACATCCATCCCTTTCCGAAATCCTTGGGCAGCGTGCGGAGTGTCGTCATTTCGACACCTCCTTGTAAGCGGCGAGAACCGCCTCGCGCGCTTCCGCCAGGCAGAAGATCGAATAATACCCGCGCTTGTCCTCGCATCTCGTGCGGACCTTGCCCGCCTGCGCCAGCGGCAGAACGTTCAGGTGGTGGAGGATCGGTGCGTATTCCTGCCAAGTGGAAAACCCGTAAAGGACGCGGCGCATCCCCTTGTAAGCATTCGGCTGTTTTTCGATAGCGGCCATGTAGAAATTATGAGGGAAACTATAGGCGTGTGTCAACCCTTCCAAAGAGAATTTTGGAAGAAAATCGCGACGGCGAGCAGCCCGGTTAGCTCTGGTTCTGCTGCGTCGTAACGATTTTCCGGTACTTGGTATCCGGAAGTTTTGGCGATCGGTTATACGCCAAGGCTGCTCAGGGGCATTCAAGCGGTTTTCGAGGTTTGGGGATGTAACCTCAACCAACAGCAGGTTTTCGGTTTTCGGGGTGTTTTTCACCTGCCTCCTCCCGCGACGCCGGGCGGCGGAGGTTGTAAAGGATCGCGTCGTCTAGGCGGTCGAAGTGCAGATCCGTCACCGCGTGCCAGCGCCCCGGAGCGACTTCGCTCCCTGTCACCCAAAAGGGCTCACAGGCAACCGTGACAATGCGCGCGTACTCGTTCCCCGCTTCATCCTCGTACTGCTCCAGACAGCGATATGACGCGGTGACAGCGCCGAAACGAGCCTGAACCTCGCCTGGAGCCAGCCAAACGTCCAAAAGATAGTCGGGGCGGGGCGGCGCCCACCCCAGTTTAAGCAGAATTTCGGTGTTCATGGCAAAAACCTGTAGCGTTCTACTGGTAGCATATGAAATTGGACCAGGCGTGACGAGTAGCGCGCACCGTCACCGTTCCGTCTCCGTTTCTCTTGGCGGTAATGCGTCCCATGCCTGCGAACCACCGCATATTCTGGATGAAGGCGAGGGCTTCCTCCTCGGGAAGCCTCCGCGTTTCGTACTTTTTGGGCATTTACGCCACCTCCTTTTCGTATCCAAGTTGACGACCCATCGCCTGCAGGCGCGCAAGTTCTTCCTGTAGTTTCTGGTACTTCGCAGCCGCTTCCTGCTCCGCCTGGAGAGCGACTTTCGCGCCGTTGACAGCGGGCAACTCGATGACCTGGCGGCGCTTGGCCGGAAGCTCTTTCAGAACGTCAACCTTCAGGCGCCGCGTCATGATCGTGCTACGCAGTTTATCCTGGAGTTCAGCGAGGTTGCTCGAACCGCTGAAGTCCCAGCCGTAGCCGTTGTGCTTGGCGCCGCAATAGCGCTTGGCGAAGGACATGAAATTGTACCAGGTCGTCGGGTCTGCGTAGTGCAGAATCGGCCAGGCTTCCACCGGGCGATTGACGATCGGCGTACCCGTCAGAAACGCAGCGTACGTGGCTTTGATCGGCTCGACTTCGACCACTTCCAGCTTGCGCACCTTGTCCCACTTTTTCGACCCGAGCACCTCCTGCGTCCGCTTGGCTTTGGGATTCTTCAGGTACTGCGCTTCGTCCACGAGCATGAGGTCCCACTGAATCGCGCGGATCTGAACGTGGAATTTTTCCAGGATGTCGTAGTTGATGATTACAACGTCGGTGTCCGGGAACACGCCGTTAGCGATCCCGACAGTAACGGGGCGGACAGCCCACTTTTCGAACTCGCGCTTCCAATTGATGCGGAGCGAAGCGGGGCAGATAACGAGGACGCGCCGGATAGCGGCGTTCATATTGAACAGCCCGACGCCCTGGATGGTTTTTCCCAGGCCCATGTCGTCGGCGCAGAGCCAAACGCGCTGGCCGGCGGCGAAGCGCTTGCTAGCGTAGCTGATCCCCGCTTTTTGGTAGGGCAGGTATTCGAGACCCTTCGGCGCCGGGATATGCACGTCGTCGGCGACGGTTTCTGCCCGGCTCGCTTCCACCGCTGCGTCATGCTGCGCGGCGTAGTCGGTCAGTTCCTTCTGGCACGTCGCGTCGGCGTAGGCAGCGAGTTTGCAGGCTTTTTCGATGAACTTCGTCCACCAGACGCGCTTGGCCGGATCCCAGCGGAACCCGGCGCTGCGGGGTGCTTGGCCTTCGGCGGAGTTGGCCGTCTGCGCGACGTAAAAGCTGCCTTGTTTGGTGACCTTCATACTGTTAATTATAGGGAAACTATAGGCGCGCGTCAACCCGCTTCCAAAAATAATTTCACCGAATCTTCGCCAGCACCATCCGAGCCCGGAGAAGCACACCGTCAGACGACCGCAAACTTGGCAGACTGCTTTCCGCTAGCGTCGCCAGTTCCTCCAGCACCGCCGCCATTTCCGAAACCGCCGTATGCCGCTCGATTATGCGAGCCAAATCGTCCAGTCCTTCGTCGTTTTTCTGCGCCGCAGGGATGCGAATCCCAACCTGACGCAATTGCTTGGAAATCAGCGAAACGTACAGGTTGCTAATCTCCCGGGCTGCGCGCAGGGTACCTGGCATGAACACGTCTATCGCCATGTGAACTCCTCTCGCTTCATTTTTACGCAGCCTGCGCGCGGTACTGGTAGGCATACATCGCCGCAAACCCGGCCGGGTACGCTTCCGCTTCCATCTGCGCCTCCGTCATAAACGGCGCGCGCCCGCTCGTCCACTGCGCCAGGTGCGTCAATTCGTGAACGAGGACCTCGACATATTTGGGGATCGTCGCCCATTGGGAATGGCGCAGGGTGATGACCGAATAGCCGCGCACGCCGCCGTATCGAATATGAACGCCCGCCGCTCCGCGATGATGTTTCACGCCGTACAGCAACTTCACCTCGCGCAGCGAATCGTGGAAGAGGAAGGCGTAGTTGTTCAGAACGTATCGGTATGCGGCTTCGAAGGTTTCGTCTTTCACGTCGGTGTGAAGGCGCGTGGTCATGCGTAAATTATGACGAAAACTATAGGGAGGTGTCAATGGCTTCCGCCAAAAATTTTTCGTCATTTTGTCAGCAGCACCATGTTGGGTTTGGAACGCAGGACGCGGACCTCGCCTTCGTACACCGAAAGGATTACGTCGGGCTCCCACGCCGGCCAGTTCTGAATTTCGTGGAGGTGTCGGCCTGTCGTCAGCAGGATGCCGACGCCGTTGAAGGTGAACCAGGTCTCCATTACAAGGCTCCTTCCACCACATGCCGCTGCGCTGCCAGCAGCACAGCCGAAACCGGGTACATGAAATCTTCCTGCGGGCGGCGCCCTGTGACGATCTTGCGCGCTTCTTCCTCCGTGAACTGCTCCGCTTCATTGAGGTCGGTCGTGTACCCGTGACTACCCTTCCGCCACCATAGCAAGCAGTTGCCGACGTGCCCTTTGTTTTGGATGAAGTACAACGGCGGTTCGTCGTTTTTTAGGAGGTCGAACGTTTCGCGCCAGGCTCGCTCGAAATGTGCAATGTCCACGTGCGGTGTATCGGCTTGCACCGAGCCGATTTTCGTCACCGATTCTCGGTACTTTTTATAGGCATCAATAAAGGGCAGCAGCACCTGAAAAAGGCTGTAGGCGGTGCGCACCCACTGTTTCCGCGCCTCTTCCTTAGCGTCTAAGACTTCGCGAAGCGCCTCTTCTCCGCGCGCGTCGGCGCGTCTCGCCGCTGTCGTAAGGGCACCCATTTTCTGGGTGATGGCTAATTGCGCTTGCAAGCCGTTGACGAACTCTTCCAGGAAGTTCTCGAGGATCTTCGAGTTCGTCACGCCGTCCCAGCCCCATTCATTAGCCAGGACGAGGATTTTGTTAAGCGATTTTTCGCGCCGCTGCAAGGTAGGCAGAACGCCCAACGCCTCGCGCAGGGCGGAGGGCATTGGCGTCTTGTTTCGCGCAAAGTGGTCGCCAGCCTCCTGAAGAAAATGCGCAACGGCTTCGAGTTCAGCGGTCATTTTCTCTCCAGTTCATGTGAGTAGTAGTTTCTCCAGGGCTTCGTATTCCTCATCCGTGATCCAGAGCTTTTTGATCGCCTTATTTGGATCGTCGCCCATGCAACCTGGCTTCAGGTGGAGGATGTGGGTCAGCACGCAGTCCGACCGGTGGATCCCGCGCGACAGCGGGCTTACGGAGCGAATCTCATCCACTTGCAGGATTCGCCCGTTGATCTTGACGAATTGCCCGCGAGCGCCAATTTTTATTGGGATGCGGGGTCTTTCCTCTTTCGGTTTTCCCATTCCGACTGAATTGTACAGGAATCGGTCAAAATGTCAGGACAGGTCGGCTCATTAGATCGGCGCTGCTCGATTTTCCGACGCCTCCTGGACCTGCACAGCCCTTTCCGACAGCGGAAGCGAGCAGAGCCGAAGCAGCACCGTCGTAACGCGAGTTTTGCAGGGAAGTCAACGCCCAGACCTGCGGTAACAAGCGTTATATGTGTTGCTATGACACCAGCCGTTTCCTCCGCTCCTGCTCGCGACATTTTCCAGCACCTTCGGAAGATCGTGGTGGACAGTGTAAACTCGCCGCACTCGAAATACGCCTACGGGCGCGCCTTGGACGATTTTTTCGCCTGGTGGTTAGCGCTGTCGCTCGCCGCACCGATGACCAAAGCCTTGCTCCTGTCGTACAAGGCTTTCCTCGCGTCACAGAAGTACGCGCCAGCCTCTATCAATTTGCGGCTGACCGCCCTGCGCAAGCTGGTAGAGGAAATGGCAGACGCGCAATTGATCCCGCTCGCCAGCGCCATGCACGCTAGACGAGTAAAGAGCGTGGAGTTGAAAGGCGTGCGGGTGGGTAATTGGTTGACAGCGGAACAGGTGCGCGCGATCCTCGCCGCGCCCGATTCCTCATTGCGCGGCAAACGCGATAAGGCGGTGCTGGGAACGCTGATTGGGTGCGGGCTGCGGCGCAGCGAACTCGCCGCCTTGACCTACCGCCATTTGGCGATGCGCGAAGGTCGGTGGGTGGTGCTGGATATCGTGGGCAAGGGACAGCGCGTGCGCACCGTTCCGATTCCGCCGTGGGCGAAGGATTTGATCGACGTATGGACGGCGGTGTCGTTGCACGCCTTCCCAGAATGTCCCTACGTTTTTCGCGTGGTGGACAAGCGCGGCTGTGTCGCCGGACGACCGATTCTAGAGCAGACGATTGTGGAACTGGTGCGCAGGTATGGGAATCGGATCGGCGTGCCGAAATTAGCGCCGCATGACCTGCGCCGAACGTGCGCTAAACTCTGCAAGGCCGGCGGCGGTGACCTCGACCAGATCCAGATGTTGCTCGGGCACGCCTCGATCCAGACTACGGAGCGCTATTTGGGGAATCGTCAGAACCTGAAGCAAGCGGCGAATGATCTGATTGTTTTTTAGGGCAACGCCGGGAGCTTGTCCCGCACTCGTTTGTTAGCTGCGGTATGAGGAAAAGGGCGTGGCCGCATCTTCCGGTTCCCGGCGTGGTCTTCGCGCGAACCCTGCAAGGGCCCATGAAGCCCTAGCAGAGATGGAAGCATTCTACACAAGATAAAAACCAGGATCAACCCACATTTTTGTTCCGCGCCGCATCGTTCATTTGCTTGCCTCCTCTTTCGCGCGCATCCAGGCAACCGCCTTCTCAAATGCCGTTCTACAGTCTGCATCAGGAACACTGCAACTCTGATAGGTTTGATTGTAGTACTCGGGCTGGGCGTCACCAGAGGTCACCG